AGGGTATTATGGCACAGAATGACCGATTAGTTCGGTGGGTTGATAAGTATGTCGGCAATCGCGATTGCAAGCGACACACTGTAACTCCTCTTTTTTCTTAATTATGATCAATTCTTACGATGTGACGGTCTACAAGGTGGCCATTATTGGTTGATCTGATCCCGTTTTCGTGTATTATTAAAGAGTCAAAGAAACGAACCCAATGCGCTACACAACTCCATCAGGCCGTGAGTATTTCTTCCCCGAATCAATCTCTCGCTCTGAAGCACTAGAACGCATGGCGCAATATGCAAAGAAGTACGAGAATGATGAGCGTTCTGGACAACAACTATTCGACGACATGTTTGGAGGTTAATTATTATCTAATTTCTGTTCAATCATCCAACCTTTCTTAATTATCATGGGCACACGTTCACGCATCGGTATTCAACTCGCTGACGAATCTATCCTTTCTGTTTATCATCATTGGGACGGCTATCCTGAGTGGTTGGGTCGTATTTTGAAGACACATTACAACAGCAAGAGTAAAGCATCTGAATTGATTGATGGCGGTGATATGTCAGTCTGCTGGACTGATGATCATTTTCGCAATTCTGATGGTAAGATTGAAAAGAAAGCAGAATACGGTCCTCAATACTATTCTGAGCGCGGTGAGAATTGCCCTCCTAGTTTGATGTCGATGAATGAATATGTTAACAAGAATAACAATGAAGAGTTTGCATATATTTTCCGTGATGGTGCATGGGTATGTTACAATATGAATGAATTTGATGATAAAGATCCTGAAATTGTTGAAATCCCCAATGGAGCACTTGTCTGCTAATTGTACTCACTAACTAACTCTCAATCTTAACTAAATCAGGAACAAAAATGTTTACTCCAGACGAAATGATGCGTAACGAACAACTCACCGAAGAATTTTGGAAAGAGGTTGAATCTGAAGCAGAAAAGTATGAGGTAACTGTTGATTACTATCTTGCGGAGTTTTACTGCTCATGATTATCGTTAAGTACCTATTTTGGGTTACAATTGGTGTAATATGTGCATCAATGTATGGGAGTTGGTTAGCAGAAAGGGACACAAAATTGTTGAATGTGTTAAAAGAGCGCAATGAAATGATTTGCAAACAATTCACACATCATCCTGATTGTCCTTGACTTTCTATTCATTTTTGACTAAACTTTGGAGGTAATCTACACAAACCGATGACTCAGAAATTTTTCTACATTGTTGATCACTTCGTTTCTTTTCCTTCATCTGAATATGGTGGAATCTGGAATGTTATTGCTGAGAGTGATAATGAATGTTTTGATTTGATTGTTACACAGGATGAAGGATTTAATGAACAGTGTTACAATCGACTTCGTGAGAATATCATGAAAGCACGAACATTTGCACTTGCGGAAGAAGTTGAGTCAACAATTGTAGAAGAATTTACGACATGAGTGCTGATATACATTGTGATTTTAATCATCATTTAAGAAAGGGACATGTTTGGAGAGTTCAGTTAGAAATTCCGATTAAACCCACTGGACCTGATGATATAAATTCATTACAGGTTTCGGTTGATGTTATTTCTCCGACTCAGCATCTTGCTCAATACATTGCACAAGAATTGTACCCAGATTGTTCCTTTATTTGTGTTCCCGATGACCCGTTATCAGCCGAAGGTTAATGATTATGTAAAATGGAATAGTTCGACAGGACTCATCGAAGGATGGGTCTATTTTGTAGATACTAATTACATAACGATTGAAATATTTGTAAAAGAAAAACCACAATGTAAGTATACAAAGGTTGAAAAACATAAGAAAGTTCATTGTTTAGTATGTTGTTATCCATGGGCTTGGGAGGAGTTAGAGTATGTTAAGTCTCGATGATTTCAAAGAACAGTTATTAGGAACATATCACAATCGTTTCCAAGCATATTCTAATCCCCATGATTTTGCGTATATTACAGTATCATATTGGGTCGAAGATGATTTGATTAAATCTCATAGTTATCATACAGTTTATGGTCCTGGGAGTGCATATCGAACAAATTTGCATGAATTGAGTGAGGGTTCCGGCGGTAAAATTTTGATGCTTACATATACTGATGATGACCCAAAACACCCTTGTGAGATGTTGTTTAGTCGTGAAATCATAAATGGTTGGTGGGTCGCAAATAATCAGAGGTATGAGTTAATTAATAAGGGACAATATGTGAATACTTACATTGCATTTAATGGTATAGAGTATCATTCAAGAGATGCAGGGTTTGATTCAGTATCGAATGAACTTCTTTGGGGTAAGACTCAAGGACAAGAATTTATTTTCCACAAACAATCACAATCAGCATGAAATTTGAAGTACGTTATCAACATCAAAAAAAGAAAGGTTATTCCAAACGAAGCGCAATGTTTTATAAGGTAGAAGATGCTATTTTCTGGGAGAAGTATATTAAAGAAACTGGTGCAAAAGAAATAGAAATCGTCCCACATTAAAGATATCAATAATGAAAAAGTATTGGGAGATATGGAAGTATTCATTAGGAAGCTTCAGTGATGAGAAAACTAAACCTTATGATGATTATATTGTATTCGTTCGTACTTTCCTCTTTGTTAGTTACCTCATCACAAATATGTTTATTATAAGTAATACAATCAGACACTGGGGAGATATAAAACAATGTCCAGAATCCTTACAATCTATGATAGAGAAGACCTAAAGATTCTCAAACAAAAAAGTAAAAGAGTGAATAACATAGATGATAGTATTAGAAGTATATGTGTTAAACTTGTTGATATTATGGAAGAACAATTCGCTGCTGGTTTGAGTGCTCCTCAGATAGGTATATTGAAGAGAATTGTTGTTACTGAAGAAGGTATATACATTAACCCTGAGGTGCTTGAATATAGCGAAGAAAAGATTATTATGAATGAAGGATGTTTATCTATTCCGAAGATATTTGAAAAGGTAGATAGACCAAAAACAATTAAATTGAAATGGAGAGATACTAAAGGTATGCCTCATATAGAGAGTATAAGTGGATTCAATGCGAGAGTGCTACAGCATGAGATTGATCACCTTGATGGAATACTTTTAACAGAGATTATAGGGTAAAATATACTAAAAAACATTAAAAATCAATTAAAAAAGGCTTTATAAACATATATGAGCGTTTATTAACAGTCTGTGGAAAACCCTGTGGAATACCTAGGAAGGGTATCTGTAGTGTCTCCGAAGGTACTTAAGAGACCTTTTAAGCACCTTTTAATCCTCTCAGTTCTTGTGATCTTAGCGAGCAGACTATCACGATCTCCGCAAAAAGTCAACCGGATTTTTTTATATTTTCTCATAAATACTTTCACTTGACTTATACCCTCTGAGTCAGTATAATTAATCCAGTCACCTTCTCGCCTCTCATGCCTACAGCACATCAGACCGCGCAAAAGCAAAGAGTACGTGTTACTTTGGAGTTCGATGTTTACAATGATTTTGAAGCACGAAACATCGATTATACCAGGTTGTTTGATCTTCAAGGGAATGAGAATGTGGAGGTTTATGTAGAAGATTCTAAGGAAGTTTGGTGATAGTTAATAACATTTACTAGGGTGGACGGTTGAGTGGCTGGCCACCTTTCCGCCAATCGGTTGCGTTAGGCCCTATATTGGCCATGTTGAGAGGAACACCACCCCATGAAAATCCTTCTGATCGTTGTCGTTGGCGTCCTCTTCTGGAACAGCACCGAGGCGCGGCAGTTTGCTGCAAATTCTCTTGACTCCATGTCCGAGGTCGTTGAGCCTTCGAAGGCTAAGACCATTGGAGAGACGATCGACGGTCTTTTCGGCCAGTGATCTAACTGGCCACTGCGCCATTGATTCCGCCCCATGGGGCCCTATAATTAAAACATCAGCAACCAACCCACTTCAAATGCGTAAGATCGAAACCCAGATGAACGCCGCTATCGCAAACGGCACCAACTGGAGCTCCGCTAATACTGCAGTGACCTTCGATGCAGAAGTGGCTGAGGTTCGCCTACACGGCAACCTGATCGCCAAGATCGGTGAGGGTTGGATCCAGTTGTTTGACGGCGGTTTCCAATCCACAACCACAAAGAGCCGCTTGAATGCGATCCTGTCAGAGAACGGTCTTCCAGGTGAGCGGGTCTTCGCTAAGTCCTTCGATTGGTTTGTTCAGCAGGAGGGCGGTAAGGTTCCTTTCTTCTCAGGGATGCGCCTCGCCTGAGGTTCTACCAGGTCAGAGGGGGACCTAAACCCCCTTATTTCTCTTTACTCAGTGTCGATCACTATGTTTAACACAACTGGCCAAGTTCATCGCGATGGTGTTGCTAACGAGGCAAACACGGTAGCTTTACTTAACGACCTTAATCTCTATAGCGAAACTGTAGAGAAGCGCGGCGGTACTAAGCTTAAAGAAGACGCAATTGCTGGTGATAACAAAATCAGCATAAAGCGCAAGAAAGGTATCAACAACGGCTCATTTGATTGGTTTAACACTACAGCGCACAATGCTGCTCTGGGTGATACCTTTGTGCTGTTCCTATCTAACATGAAGGAACTCCGTCAGTTACCTACATCAATCCGCTGCGACGAAGAGTTTATTTTAAAGATGCGCGATAGCTTTAACCGCCTTTGTGAGTTAGCTTTAGATAGCATTGATTATGATGACCTGAGAGATATCCTTATCAAAGAGTTTGATTCACATAAGGATATGGATGTTGTTATCAACGACACAGAGGATTGCAACCTTTATCGATTCAAAGTAGCGCAGCACCCTGTTGTTAAACTTCTGAACGATCGCGCTCAGATTGTTCTCAAGGGTAGCGGCAAATCTTCTAGAAGCATATACTTTGTAACTCAGGAAGGCAATGTAATCGATTGCGGATTACGCTTGAGAATCACATCGAATAATGGAATCAATGCTTTCTTAGGTAACAGCAAAGCAAACAAGAATAGCAGCATTGTGATGAAGCTACAGCAAGATAAAGTTAAAAATCTTTTAGACAATTGTGCCGCTGAGACTATTAGTTACTGAGACACGAATAAGGGGGACTGTCTAACAGTCCTCTTTTTTGCTATTCGTATTCGTTAACACTTAACAGCAGTTATGCGTGTGTATAAAATGTTATATAATGCCGCCCTTAATTAAAAACGCCTAACTACCCTAACCTACAACGAACCGAAAACGCGAGAGAGATACCGAGTTCAATAAAAAAATTTTTAGTATTCTAATTGACTAGAATAGGTTGCTGATATATAATGTGTTTTGAAAACCCCACTAGTTAAAAAATATCCGGAGTGTAAAAATGGACGAAAAGGTTTTTCACATATATGCAAAAGATCAATGCATATTAGATTGCATTGACGAAGAAGAATTTAAGACTACATGGGATACTGTATGTGCTCTTGTAGGGTTAATGAAGTCTAACTACAATCTCAATGACTTATCATACGAAGAGGTTACAGTTTCCCAATATGAGGAAGCAAGTTATTGACTTACACTAAATAAAGCGTTAGAATTGAATTGAGGTTTTTATTCACTTATGGCTAAAGGATTTACCGTAAAGGCTGCTACTCCAAAGGTAGCAAAGAAAGCAGCAGGTCCCGAATGGGATTATGATGCAATTAAAGCAAGAATGAAAGGTAAGACTATTGTATTCTGTCTACCTGGAAGAGGATGTTCATATACTTTTCTGAAAGCATTCGTACAACTATGTTTTGATTTAGTACAGAGTGGTCTGAGTATTCAGATTAGTCAAGACTATAGTTCAATGGTTAACTTTGCAAGATGCAAGTGTTTAGGTGCAAACGTTCTACGTGGTCCTAAGCAGATTCCCTGGGATGGTAAGTTACCTTATGACTATCAACTATGGATCGATAGTGATATTGTATTCAACACTGAGAAGTTCTGGCAACTATGTGATCTAGCAAATCCTGCAGAAGGTGCTGGTGACGAGAAAGAGATTGTTTCTGGATGGTATCTTACAGAAGATGGTAAGACTTCATCTGTTGCACACTGGTTAGAGGAAGATGATTTCCGTAACAATGGTGGTGTGATGAATCATGAGACATCTGATACCATGGCTAAGCGTAAGAAACCATTCACAGTTGATTACACAGGTTTTGGTTGGGTACTTATCAAGAAAGGTGTATTCGAGAATCTTGAGTATCCTTGGTTTGCTCCTAAGATGCAAGTCTTTGAGTCTGGTGCAGTACAAGATATGTGTGGAGAGGATGTTTCATTCTGTCTAGATGCAAAAGAAGAAGGATTTGAGATTTGGTGTGATCCTCGGATTCGTGTTGGACATGAAAAGATGCGTGTTATCTAATGTTGTATAACATATATTATGAGGGAGTACTTTTACAAAAGGGCATCTCCCCTGAGTCGGCAGCAGAATTAATGCAATTATATGCGGATGCATACTATGAAGATCCTGCTGCTTCACTCGACCCTATGAACATTAAATTAGAACAAGTATTTGAGGATTAATTATGGCTGTACGTTTTAATGCTGATAAAGATATTATCGAGGCAACTCCTAAGAAATCTCGGCAAGGTAATGGAAAACACACTAAGTATTCTGCTACTTCTCGTAATAACAAAAAGAAAGTTTATCGAGGTCAAGGTAAGTAATATTCAGAGCGTCCTACGGGGCGCTTTTTTATTGGGTATTAAAACTAAATAACCGGAAACTCCACCGGAAAGTGTCACTATGGCTGCTTTGATTTGTAATCTACCGTCTGTTGAAGTATGGGTCCGAAAAGAATATCTAACTGATCATCAGAGTGGTCATGGGGAATATGTAAAAGGTGTATGGGTCAGTTGTAAGAGTATTCCTGGAAGAGCATTTTACTTTGAAACATATTTACCAGAGTATGCTGCAATGTACGACAAATTGCCCATCAGTGCCTTCTTATCGCGCCCGGAAGCGCCCGAACCTGATATGTCGTTACCTAACCTACAATTTTGGAATTGCATGGATTACGGGGTTGTAGCGGTCACTAAGCAATTTATTGGAAGTATGGATTTTGAGTGCTATACACGCGATCATGGGATTCAAAAAGGCACTTATGTTTGTACAATAGACAACTATCACCAAGACCCAGATGCAATTGATTATGCTACTAGTGAAAATCCTGCAGAACACAAGTCTCATAACCTAATTGAACTTGATAATGGTCAATATGCACTGTATCCAAACAATAGATTACGCATTTTCGACAACTCATTGACTCCAGAAGAGCCAAAAATGCCTGATTTTAAAGTTTCGACTGAATATTATAGTGTAGAGAATGGTTTCGATCGACTTGGTATGGGTCGTGAAGATGAATATTTCTGGAAAACATCAAAAGAACGCAAAGAAGAGGAAGATAATACTCAATAAATATAAAAAAGGAGAAAAATATGTTATTTGAAAACGATTTTTTGGATAATTTAGCAACAAGGCAGCATGAGAAACTGATTCGTGAAATACTTAATGATGATAAAGACCCCAAAAAGACAAATATCCACAAAGAAAGTGAAATTTTTACCGATGAAAGTGAACCAGAAACACTTTATGAGTAAAATAGGTAATAAATAAACATATTATGCTCAAAATAAATGCCGTTAGAATCGCGGACATCTAGATCTTTTAAAGATATTAGTTTATCATTTGTTAAAAACCCAGCAACAGATGATGTAACGACATTAGTTAATGAAAGAGCTATAACTAGGTCTATTAGAAATCTAGTTACTACATTAAGGGGAGAGCGATTCTTTGAGCCTGATCTTGGGTGTGACGTAAATAATCTTTTATTTGAAAATTTTCTTGATGAAAACTCAATAGATGTTTTACAATCTGAAATTACTCAAACAATATTACAATATGAACCTCGTGTTAAATTAGACCCAGGTGCAGTTCAAGTTACTCCTGATGTTGAAGGTAGTTCTATATCGATTAGGATACTATTCAGAATAGTGGGACTAGATGCTGATCAACAAGTATTAGAGTTTGTATTCCAACCCTTAAGATAAATGTCTTTAGTAAATTTTTCAAATCTAGATTTTTCACAGATCAAGAAATCAATCATTGATCATTTAAAATCAAACTCAACATTCACTGATTATGACTTTGAAGGATCTAATCTTTCGGTTTTAATTGATACGCTTGCATATAACACGTATATTGCTTCGTTCAATGCTAACATGATTAGTAACGAAGTTTTTATCGATAGTGCAACACTAAGAGAAAATGTTGTTTCTCTCGCTAGAAATATTGGATATGTACCGAGACCAAAAAGATCGGCAAGAGCAGTAGTTTCGTTTGTAGTAACATTTGATGAATTAGTAACCAAACCAGTTACTGTAACATTAAAGAGTGGATTGGTTGCAGTATCTCAATCTAATGTTGGTACTAGAACTGCAACATTTGTAATTACAAACGATGTTACAGTTCCAGTAACAGGAAATACTGCATTGTTTGCAGATGTTGAGATACTAGAGGGTATTGTTGTAGAAGAGTCGCATACTTATGATCCTACAATTGAAGATCCTCGTATTATTCTGAATAACCCAAATGTAGATACAACGTCATTATCAGTAAAAGTAAGGAATAATTCAGTATCTACTGGAGGAAATAGTTTCAAGTTAATTAATAATTTATTTGAGGCGAAAGGATCTGCAAACGTTTTCTTCATACAAGAAGTACAAGACCAAAGATATGAGTTAATTTTTGGTGATAATATTTTTGGTAAATCTTTAGAACCCGGAAATGTTGTTGATGTTTCCTATGTAATGAGTAATGGAGCAACTGGTAATGGTGTAAGAGGATTTAGTTTTGCCGGTAATGTAACTGATAATGATGGAAGAGTGATTACTTCAGGTATTAGTCCTTTAGAAACTATAGCGCCAGCTATTTTTGGTGAAGAAATTGAGTCAATTGATTCTATTAAAAAGTATTCAACAAAGGTTTATCAAGCACAGAATAGAGCAGTTACTTCAGCAGACTATGAAGCAATTGTTCCTTCTATCTACCCAGAGGCTGAAATTGTTTCCGCATACGGTGGAGAAACTTTAGAACCACCAGAATATGGAAGAGTTTTTATAGCAATCAAACCCAAGTACAGTCAATACATGACTGATTTGGATAAAAGAAATTTGGTAACAAATATAAGAAGTTATGCTGTTACAGGTGTAGACGTATCTATCGTTGATATGAAATTCTTGTTTATTGAAATTGAATCTCAAGTTTATTTCGATCCTGCTAAAATTTCTTCAGCAGCGGCTCTACAAAGTTTAGTTACTGATAATTTGAATAGTTATTCTAAATCTTCAGAAATGAACGGTATAGGAACAAGATTTAAGTATAGTAGAGTTAGTAATTTAATTGATAATACGCATCGTTCTGTTGAATCTAATATAACCAATATTCAGATGAGAAGAGATTTAGTAACAACTACTAATTCTGTTGCTACTTATGAAATTTGTTTTGGAAATCCAATTAGAGTTCTTCATGAACAAACAAACTATAATATTAGATCTAGTGGATTTACTCTAGATGGTATTGATGGAGTGGTGTACTTGGGAGATATTCCAAGTGATGATGGTGTTACAGGAAAAGTAGTCGCGTTCAGACTAACTGGTGATAATGATAGTCAAGTCGCAAGACAAGTCGGATCTATAGATTATGATAAAGGTGAAATTATGCTTTTCAATATTCAAATTGAATCAACAGTTAAAGATCTGAATGGAAGTCCACTGATTGAAATATCAGCATCTCCTGAATCTAATGATATTATTGGACTACAAGATTTATATTTACAACTAGATGTTTCAAATAGTGATATTAATGCTATTGTAGATCGAATTTCCTCAGGAAGTGATCTGTCGGGCGCTACATATATTAGGAGTTCTAGTTACTTTGACTTCGCGGAGAACCTAATCAGAAATTAATAGAAAATGCACGGAAGTTCAACCAACAAAGTAAGATTAACGTCGGTAGTTCAAAGTCAACTACCTCTTTTTGCACAAGATAATTATCCATTTCTTGTAGAGTTTTTAGAGGAATATTATCGGTATCTTGAAAATCCTGGTCAAACGTATGATCTCCTTACAAATCCAGATACTTATACAAAATTAGATTTTGTTGCAGACTCTATCTCGACAACAGAACTTACTGAAGATCTTGGTACCTTTGACGACACTGTAACTGTAACGTCAACTAGAGGTTATCCTTTTGAAAATGGGATGATCAAAATTAACGATGAAATTATATACTATAAAACTAAAACAATAACAACATTTGATCAATGTACAAGGGGTTTTAGTGGAATTACAGGTTATGATAATCCTGGAACTACTGACCTATTAAAATTTGAAGAGTCAACCGTTGATGAACATCTTTCGGGAGCATTGGTTAGTAACCTCAACGCTTTATTATTAGACGAGTTTTTTACCAAATTAAAAATCCAATTTGCCCCTGGATTTGAAAACGTTAGTTTTGCGGATGGTCTCAATCAGAGTCTATTCATTAAACAATTAAAAGATTTTTATAGTTCTAAAGGAACAGATGATTCCTTTATCATCTTGTTTAAGGCTCTTTATGGTACATCTCCAAAAATTATAAGACCTAGAGATTTCTTATTTACACCATCAATTGCTGATTATAGAAAAACTATAAATCTTGTTGTTGAAGAGATAGATGGAAATCCTAAAGAGATTCTCAATAGAGTTTTATATCAAGAGAAAGATGGAGATATTGATGACGCTTATGGAACTGTTGTTGGTGTAGAAGAAATAGAAAAGAATGGTAATGAGTATTTTGTTATTAGTTTAGATTATGGTTATAACAGAGATTTAAATGTTACAGGAACAGTATTTGGAGAGTTCACTATACACTCACAAACCCAAACTGTAGATAATATATCTGTTGGTGCTAGTGTAATAACTGTTGATACTACTTTAGGTTTTAGTGAATCTGGGGAACTTCTTGTCTTATTTAATGGGGACGAAGAAGCAGGTCTTGATGACCAATATATGCTTATCACTTATGATGGTGTAAATGTAAATCAATTCTTAAATGCAACTGGAGTAATAAGGCCAATTGAGTCTGGTTGGACTATTGGAATGAACTCATATGTTTATTCCTACGATGAAGAAGGTGAAGAAGTAAGAATGCGTATTTCTGGAGTTCTTGGTGAACTAAAAGAAACTGCAAAAACTGCTTATTCTGAAATCGGTGACTATGCAAAAGTTTGGAGATTAGGAAAGGCAACAGATGATTTAAAAGCATCGAAGTGGATGTTTAATCATGCGATTTCAAATAGAGTTTTTGAACTGAATGATGAAGGAAACAATAATTACTCTATAACAACATATGATAATTGTCTGATAAATGGTGGAGACAGAGTACTTGTAAATTGTGATGTTAGAAACGCAGATGGTTCTTTAGAAAGAATCGAAAAAGAGTTTGAAGCATCTCAAGGACCTACTCCAGATAATTCTTTCAGAATTTTAAATGACCGTGAAATTACAGAGGCTTTTTATATAAAGAGAAAAGTCACAAAAGCAAAAGGAACAGAGATAGCAGCTAATATTCAAAATACTTATATTGACTTAGAAGGTGATGTTTACATTGCTACAAACTCTCTTCCAAATTATTTTAATGCAGATCTCCAGGTAAACTATAGAGATGTTACGCTTTCTGGTACGTTTTCAAGCACAAAGACGTTCACAGTAAGTAATCATGGTTTATATTCTGGAGATTCTGTATTTTATGATAGTTCTTTTTCCGAAGAAAATACATTAGATCTGTCTGGTTATTATTTTGCTTTTAGAATTGATGAAAATAATTTTAAATTAGCAAAAAGTACAAGTAATTTAACAAATCTAATCTTTATTGAAGCTACTGGTTTTGCAGATTTTGCAAAATTACTTAGAACTGATAATTATGCATTTCAGAAGCAAACGGAAGTTGAGCCTCAATTTGCTATGAGAAAAATGTCCAATCAAAAAGAGAGGACCATAGACACTGAAACTCAAGCAATTGAATCTAATGAGAGAATAGGAATATTAAAGAATGGTGTTGAAATAGTTACTAATAGATCTAAAGATTTTTGTTATTACGGAGAAATTGAAGAGGTAGTTGTATCTTCTAGTGGTGGTGGATATGATGTTATAAATCCACCAACTTTATTCACTACAGATTCTACAGGAATAAATTTTGAGGGAGAACTTGTAGTTAGAGGAAATCTTCAAAAAATAAACATTGAAGATCCTGGAATGGATTATATAAAATTTGCGGATTCTGTAGTAATATCTGGAGGAAACCCAACTAGAATTGCAGAGGCAGCTCCAAAATTTACTCAAATAGAAAATAAAAGATTTTTTAGATCAAATATTTCTGAAAAAGTTTCTTTAACCAATAATACAATTACTTTTGAAAAAACTCATTCATTTAGAGAAGGTGATGAATTAAATTATTCTAATGAAGGTGAAACATCTCTCGGTGGAGTGATAGATGGTAATGTATATTTTGCTCATATAGTTAGTTCCACGACACTCACTTTACATAATACTAGTGAAGAAGCTCTTGAGGGAATTAATCCAGTATCTATTACAGCTCTTGGTATTGGTAATCATAGTTTAACTGCTTCTGGACTTAGAAATGCTCTAAGCTCAATAGAAATTGCAGATCCTGGGGAAGGATATAACAATAATAAAGTAATTATTACATCTTCAGGTATTAACACATCAAATTATGTGATAACAAAAGCTAATCATTTATTTAATCAGGATGATGAAATTATTTACGAACATACTGGAGATGCAATCAGTGGTCTTGCTAGTACGATTACTTATTTTGTAACAGGAGTTACAAAGGATACTTTCTCCTTATTTGAAAAAAATGAAAATGATGATCTTGGGGATGTCTATGCTAATCGAAATAAACTAGTAGAAATTGCTTCAGCTCCAGATGGTTTCCACACATTTAAAGCACCTCCAATAACGGTTGAACTCTCAGGAACACTTGGAGTATCTACTTTTGTAACTGAAACTAGTAAAATCAAACTAAATCCTCTTTTCAGAGGAGAAATTATAAAGGTAGAAATTAAAGAGTCTGGATCAAAGTATGGATCTGCAGATATTTTAAATTTTGAAAAGCAACCAAGATATTCGTTATTATCAGGAAGTGGAGCAATTTTACAACCAGTTATTTTTGAAGGTGAATTAGAAGATGTAATCATCCTTTCGGGCGGTAGAGATTTTAATGCAGCACCAGAAATTACATTATTTGAAAATGATGCTGATTTACAAAATGCACAAAGTGAAGTAACCCCAATAGTAAGTGGTGGAAAAATTGTAGATGTAAAAATTATACAAAAAGGAAATTCTTACAGTCAAACACCAAAGTTCTTTATTGAAACTCCTGGTGAAGGTTGTGAACTTGATTTTAAAATAAAATCATGGAATGTTGATCAAGTAGAAAGACTTATAAAAGAAAAATCTATTACATCTGACGATAGTTATGTTGTTCCGAGTTTAGATAGAGATTTTGGTATGCAGTATACTCACATGTATGCTCCAAGAAGATTGCGAGAAAATTTGTTTTCGGAAAAATTTGAAGAAGGCATCCTCAAGTATAGAACCGATCTCGCAAATGACGATTCGGAAAATACTATAAAATATCATTCTCCATTAATGGGATGGGCCTATGACGGATCTCCAATTTATGGTCCATATGGTTATTCTTCTATTAGTGGTGGGTCAATTAAACAGTTAATTTCTGGATATGAGAGAATAACTGCTGAAAATAGACCCAATTTCCCATTAGGATTCTTTAACGAAGATAATATTTTTGTTGGATCTGGAGATTTAGACGAAAACAATGGAAGATTTTGCATAACACCAGAATATCCAAAAGGTGTGTATGCATATTTCATGACCGTTTCTAGTGAAGTGCAGGCAACCGGAGAATTCTCTCAAAATAAATTACCACAATATCCATATTGTGTTGGAAAAAATTTAAAGTTTACTCCAATTTTATTCAACTATAGTGAGTTAAAAGATACAAATCAAATTGAGTTTGATTTTGAAGAATATGGGTGTAGAAGAAACACTACACCATACAATTTAAAGCAATGGTATAGTGGTTATGATTATCTTCTTCAACCAGATACATTTGATGCTCATTATTCTAAAATAACTGGTCTTTCTAAAGGAAGAATTGACGATATTGAAATTTTAGATAAGGGTGATGGATATTCTGTAAATGATTTTGTTAGTTTTGATAACGTTGGAACAGGTGGAACAGGAGCGGCAGCTATTGTAACTGAAATTGAAGGAAAATCTGTAACATCAATAGCTCTGAGTGAAACTTACTTAAAAGGAAAAGCATTCCAAGGAATAAATGGTCTTATTATTCAGTGCAATCAAGATCTTGAACTTAATCACAAAGATTTAGTAAGAGTTATTGGTATATCTACTGAAAATCAACTTGATATTGATACTATTAGTTCAATAGTCATACCAACAATTAGTTTTATTCTCAATAAAGATATTGGTGGATCTACTGATACTGGTCCCACAACTTTCATACCAGTAAAAACAGAATCTTTATCAAAAGTACGCGAAAACGATATTATTCAAATTGAAGATGAAAGAATGAAAGTTCTTAATGTTGATCTTAGTAGATCAAGGTTAAGAGTTTTAAGAGAACATGATGGTACAGTTGGAGTAGCACACTCTTTAGAAACATCGATAACTCATGTACCTACAAGATTTGAGATTGTTCTTAATACTGAAAATGGTGGAATATCTAAACAAGATAGAGAATTATATTTTGATCCATCAGAGTCTGTTGGAATAGGAACAACTGCTGGTTTTGGAATAACAACATCTGTAACCATTAGTAATCCTGGAACAGGAAAATCTATTATATCCATCCCCACAAGATCTATTCTTATTCCCAGCCATGGACTTAAAACAGGGGAGAAAATTGTATATTATTCAAATACTGGAGATAATCTTTCAATATCAACTAATGGTGTTGGATCCACTACTTTAGCAGATAATACTGAACTCTTTGCTTTCGCGTTTAATAGAAATAGAATAGGAATATCAACAGTTAAGCTTGGTGTTGGAACTGAATCTTTTAGGAATTCTGGACAACCAATCTCATTTGTTGGTGTTGGAACTAATATAAACGCAGAACCTTTCTATTTTGTTGGTGTTGGTACAGGTAAACATCATAGTTTTAAAACTCAAAGATCTCATGCTTCTGTTGAAGTTTCGAGAACTAGATGTACAGTTTCTACTGGAGAAACTCATGGATTGCTTGTTGGTGATCGTTTTAGATCAATAATTCTTCCAGGAGGAAGAAAAGATTATGATGTATTTTATAATGATGTAACAAATAGAATATTGATTGATCAAAAAACCCTGATCAATATAGATACAGAAAATAATCAAATACAATCAGATAATCATGGTTATCGTGATGGTGATAAAGTAATTGTAGTTTCTTCTACTGTTGGTGGATTAGACAATAATAGGATTTATTATACTAACTACATTAGTAGAAATATTTTCTCATTATCATCATCTTATCAAGATTCTGTAGGTGAAGAAACTAAAAATGTTAATTTAACAACTACTGGAACCTTTAGACTGAGGTTAGTAAATCCAGAAATCAGATCCATTAAAAATGAAATTTTAAGATTTAATGTTGGAGATTCTTCACTAGCTTATATTGATGGAACTACTTTAAAATCAGCATTTGATTTCAAAGTATTCTTTGATAGTACATATCAAAGAGAGTACTTAACTGATAGAGACGGTAACTTTGTTGTTACTTCGTCGGGAAGACTAGGATTAGATTCTGATGCATATGTAGAAATATTGGTTAATGAACTTACCCCAGAGCAATTATTTTATAAATTGATTCCCAAAAATGATCTTGGGATGACTCAATCTAAGAAAGATTTAATTATCGATGATTACAACGTTGTTGATTCTACAAAAATTTCTTTCCTTAATAGTAATATTAATGCGAATCATGTAGTTGTTTCTGCAGCAACATCTTCTTTCGTGTTTGATACTCCACAAAGTGCTATTGGCATTGTTTCTTTTACAGCAGAAAATAGTAGTTTAGAATATGTTACAAACTCTACTAATACAACTGGACCAATATTTGATATCTTAGTAACAAATGCAGGAAATAATTACGATACAATTGTTGGAGTAACGACAATAGTTAGTGAAGGTGGTGGAGAAGGATCAAAAATTAGAATATTAAGTGAATCAATTGGTGCTGAAAAAACATTCAAAACTGAAAATGTTGGTTGGGACTATCCAACAGATCCCACGTTGAGTCCAACAGCAAAACTTCCAGATATATTAATTCTCGATCAAAAACTTTCTTTTGATGGGATAGAGACAATAACTACTGGATTAAACTACAATGTAGCTCCAGATCTTATCGTAAGAGATAGCGTAACTAAAAAAGTTATAGATGAATTACTGTTAGACTATGATCTTAATGGAAATGTAGATATTATTAAAAATACAAATGATTTATCTAATGATAAACCAATCATAATCCCTATTAATAATTCTAATGGTTATAGTATAAAAAATATTATCCTTAATACCACTACTAAAATTGCAACTTTAACATTTAAGACTCAATTTAGTACAGGAACTACATTTCCATTTACTGTTGGTAATAATGTATTAGTCGAAGGTTGTGCATCAAAGACTTTGGGAAGTTCTAATAGAACTTTCAATAGTGCTGACTTTGATTATGACTTATTTCAAATCACAGAAATTGATCCAAATTTTGGCGGATCTAATGCTAATATTAAACTTGATATGTCTAAATCTGTAGGATCTGCAGAAATTCTTGGGGAATACGATGATATTAGTGCTACAGGAATTGTTGTTCCTGAAATTTATTTTCCAACATTTGCAATAACAGTAAAGAAAATTCCATATATTCCTGGAGAAATAATTACAGGAAAAACTACTGGAGCCCAGGCAGAAGTTCAAAAGTATAATGAAGATTCTGAAATCTTGAAAATATTTGGAGAACAGTATTTTGAACTTAATGAAGAGGTAGTTGGAAGTAAAAGTGGAACAGTTGCTAAAATTGATGATATTACTCTCACAGACTTATACTACAAGATTGAACCATCTGCTGTTGTTGTACAAGGATATGAGGACAACCATAGTTTCTTAAGTTCTAATGAGTACAAGATTCAAGATAGTTTCTATTATCAGAGATTCTCTTATGCTATTGAAAGTACAGTAACTGAAAATATTTGGGAAGAAGAAGTCGAAAGACTTAATCATCTTGTTGGATGGAAGAGATTTAGTAATTATCAGTTAGAGTCTCAGGATCTTGCCTATAGTGGAATTTCCACATCTCAAAATGGAGGAGACTTTGTTTCTATTGCAGACTTCTCAAGAGTAGTGAATACAAATTGTGTATTCGACTTTGATATCACTGTTGATGAAACATTATTAATTGGTAGTAAGAGATTCTCTACGGGTATGGTATTCAACAGTAGAGAACTACAAGACTTTAATAAGTCTATTGGTAACAGAGTTCTTGTTATTGATGATATTAGTGATGATTTTAATAGTGATCCACGGGGTGATCAATTTAGTGTAATCGATACTTTCAAATTAACCGAATCTAGAGCTAGAAAATATTTAATATTTGCTAGAGACAGCAGATTCACAGATCAAAGACAATTATATGTTGTAACAGCAATTCATAACGATACTGAGTTCTTTATCAATCAATATGGACGTGTAGAAACTGTTTATGAATTAGGAAGTTTTGATTTTGCTATATTTGAAGATGAAGCACAGTTGAGATTCTACCCAGAAAGATTTGAAATTAATGACTATGATTTAAGTTTCATTACTCACAGTATTTCTGATTTTACTTCAGGAATCGGAACTACTACGTTTGGTAATGTTGTTGATATTGAATTAGAACATAGTATTGTTTCTTCTGGTGCTACTACCACGATTGCGACTATTCCAACAGATTATAGATCTTCTAAATTGCTTGTTCAAATTGAAGAAGGTAGTGGTAATGTGTATGAATTAGACGAAATCAGTCTAGTTCATGATGGATCAGAAGTAACATTCCAAGATTACGGTCAGTTAACTACAGATACTTTAAATGAGTACTCCGCTGATGGTATCGGAACATATCATGCTTACATTGATGGATCTAATGTAAAGGTTGATTTGATTCCAGATAACCCTGCAATAGCTGCCGAGGTCAATGCTTTAAGAATATCTCTTGCATCTGAACCTTCTGGATTTACCACTGAGGGAAGCACTAAACTTACTACTGCTATTGTAGAATCTAATTACACATCAATTGACGCCGTAGATAGTACAGGTGGTAATTTAATTTCTTCACACTTCAATGGAATTTTAGGCATTGATGATTTCAGTAGCGGTTATTATATCATTAGTATTGATGATACTACAAATAATAAGTATCAACTTTCCGAATTAGTAACTGTTTCATCATCAACAACTGCACATTATTCAGAATATGGTCAAATATTTACTGATGGTGAAGTTGGTGTAGTTACTGCAGGTGTTGCAGGAACAGTTACATCAATTTACTTTACAGCAAATAATGCGATTGATTGTGAAGTTAGAGTTTATGCTCAGCATCTTGGAATTAGAGATGAAAGAGTAAGTAATAATCATATTGATATGATCAATGCAGATATTCTGACTGGAAATTCGGACTATCAAGGAACGCAGAATGCGGTTATAAGAGATTTCAATCTATTCCATGAGGGAAATCCAATTTTCAAAAAGAAATTTGATGGATCTAATATTGGTATTACTAGTGTCGTTGAAAATACTATTGAGTTGCCTCAACACTTCTTTGTAACAGGAGAGGAAGTTGTATATTCTTATGATGTTCTTAATGAACCAATTGGAATTGCTTCTACAGATGTTCCTGGAATTGGAGTTACTGATATATTACCATCTAAATTGTTTATCATCAAAGAGGATGAACTACTTGTAAGAGTTGCAGCCAGTGCTACAGAGGCATTGTCTTTAATTCCAACACCTTTTAATATTACAACTCTTGGAGTTGGATCCGATCATTATATAACCGCAAAGAATCAGAATCCTAAGACTCTGATCACTATTGATAATATGATCCAATCTCCTATTGTATCTACTGCTACTACAACGGGTGCTGGTAATACTTTTACAACTGTTCAAGATGTTCTTACTTTAACTGAGCAACCAGAAAGATTCTTTAGTGGAGATTTTCTTCAGATTGACGATGAAATCGTAAGAGTATCCATTGTTGGATATGGCGGTTCTGATAATGATGTATATGTTCAGAGGCCAGTTTTAGGTACACTACTTGCAGATCACGTACAATTTGCAAAAATTACTAAGGTTATTGGTAATTACAATATTATCGATAATACACTTAGTTTTGCTGAGGCTCCATATGGAAAAACTCCGATAGGATCTCCAGATAATCCTCCAGATCAAAGAGATTATAGTGGAATCACTACTTTCTCTAGATTTAGTGGAAGATCGTTCATGAGAAATGGTCAAGTTGATTCTACAAATGATCCATACTACAAAAACTATATCTTTGACGGTATTGAAGATCAATTCACAGGAATTAAGAGTTCTTTTGAATTAAAAGTTGGTGGTCAAAGTGTTGATGGATTATCGGCAAGTAATGCTATTATTACAGTGAATGATTTATTCCAATCACCTAAGGTAGATCAACTCAATGTTGATATTGAGGGAAACTACACTTTAGAAGAAGACAGTGGAGTAACAAATATCATCTTTGATGAAACATCTTATGATAGAGAAGATGATATCATTATTAAAGGTCTTCCTGTTGGCGGTAGGATCGTCTCTGTTGGGTCTACAAAGGGATTTGGGTATCAATCACTAGTATCTGCTGCTGGAACTGCTACAGTGTCTTCTGCGGGAACCATTAGTGCTATTAACGTCTCTAACGTTGGTGGTGGATATCGAACTGGTATTCAAACTAATATTAATGTCTACATTCGTGAAGAAACAGTAGAGGCATCTAGTAAAGTTGCGATAGGAACTGCTCTTGTTACTAGAGGAAGAGTTACTGGAGTGGCTGTTACAAATTCTGAGGTCTTCTACGCTCCTAGAGATATTTCTAACGTTGGTTATACTTCCATAACAGGTTTAACAACGGTTACAACATCTACAGCGCACGGATTATCTAAGGGTAATGATATTGTTCTTTCTGGAATCGCAATGACTTGCGATTATGCTCTACCACTTACCGTAACAAATGCTCAATATGATAACATAACTGGAATTATGACTGTTACCACTTCTGTGGGACATGGTTATAGCACATTCGGCAAACTCAGTGAAGTTATTCTAACTGGACTTGCATTTACTTGTGCATATGATGGTGGAGCGGGAATTCTTACTCACCCAAGAACAACAGATCCTGCATATAACGGTACAGGAGTAATTTCTGTTAATAGTGCTACCGAATTTGCTGTTAATGTTGGAGTTTCTACCACCGTTAACTTCTACACTAGTGGTGGAACTGCTCAGGGTATAATTATTGCCCCAAGACTCAACAATAATTCTGATAGTCAGTCAGATCCTGCTTCGCAGTTTGTGAGTGTAAGAAGAGTTAATAGTGATACTGAGTTTGAAGTTAATACTGGTATTTCTACATTAGGTCACTTTTATGCTAGAGGTGGTAAAGTTGCGAAGTATCTAACTGTTGATTTTGATGATCCTCTTCCATACGATAATCTGGCTACAACATATTCTACAACTTCAATCGGAGATACTGGAGGAAGATTTGCAAAGATTAGTGTTGTAGTTGGTGAAGGATCTAGTGTAACTGATTTTGATATAAAAAATGTTGGATATGGATATGAAATTAACAATGTACTAACAGTTTCTGTTGGTGGAACGGATGGTATTCCTTACATGTATCACGGAAGATTCGCTGATGCTGGAAATCTTCTTACTTTTAACAGACAGTTCCTTGTTAAAGAAGCTGTTGGATATGCAACTGCTACATATCCTTCCCTACTTTCCAATCCAGATTATGATCAAACTAAGTGTGAAAGAGATACTGGATTTATTGTTGATGCGTTAGCAAATGATCTCTTCTTTGGAGGAAACTTTAATTCTGTTGCAGCAGGAAATAAGTATTGGAATGGACCTCTAAATTATGTAACTGGAGAAACAATAGAAACCATTGCAACTTATGATTATCTTGCTGGTATTTCAACATTCGTTATAAACAATCAAATTCTACCTACTTCATATCAGGGTATTGCAGTCTCTGTTACCCAATTTACAGATGCTTCTATTGATTATGAAAATGGATCTTCATACACTCTTGATAGTTGTTCTGATGTTGCAACTTCAATTTCCAATCTAGTTGGAATTGTTACTACAATTATTGGTGATGGTGCAGCATATGCTCCACCAGTGATAAGTCCTTCTGCTAAACCAACACTTGCTTTACCAACAACATTAGACTTTGATGAATTCAACTTCTATATTACTAAGACCCAAACTGATCAATTTACAGGATGGACAATTGGAGATCTTCAGGTTGTTGATGATATCAGTCCTCAGTTTAATGGAGATGCAACTAGATTTGCTATTAAATTTGATGGAGTTAGAACATCAATTAAAGCTGCTAAAGGATCTTTGATTGATGTTCAAGCAACGCTTCTAGTCTTTATTAATGATATTCTTCAAGTTCCTGGAGAGGCATATTTATTCCCAGGAGGTAGTACACTTCGCTTCTCAGAAGCTCCAAAACTAGGAGATGTCTGTAAAATTATCTTCTATAGAGGAACTGGAGATGTTGATGTTGAATTTGTAGATATTCTTGAGACTGTTTCTCCTGGAGATATCCTCACAATCGGTAGTGAGGATATTAGCCTAAAACAAAAAGATAGATCAGTTAAATCAGTTACTTCTACTGACTCGGTTGATACTTATCTTTATGGTGGTGTTGGAATCAGTAATGATCCATTTGTTGAGAGACCAGTTAATTGGTGTCGTGCAACCACTGATCTCATTATCGATGGTGAAGAAGTTAGCAAAGCAAGAGATATTTATGAGGCAGCAATTCTTCCTCTAACTAATATCATTTACGATGTTGGTACTGCAAGTACACAAATTTGGATTGAAGGCGCAAGAACTTTCTTCGATAATGCGAGAGAAAATTCAGAACTGAATTGGACAACTACCGTTGATATTATCGATCAAGATGAAACAGAAGAATCTATAGCAACTGCTTCAGTTACATCTGGAATTGTTACTCAAATATCCCTTACCAATGCAGGATCTGGGTATTTTAACATTCCTACAATATCTATCGGAGCGCCAAAAGATGATAGTGGAACTCAAGCAGAAGCTAATATCATTATCGCATCTGGTAAAGTAGCAACCATTAATATTTCTGTTGGTGGAACTGGATATGATGATAATAATCCACCACCAGTTTTAATTTCACCACCAACTCCAAAATCAGAAACAATATTTAGAGTTGACTTTGCAGGAGACTTTGGTGAAGTTATTGGAGTCGGAACAACAACAATTGGAGCAGGATCTTCTCAAGGTCTCATCTTTGAGTTTGCTATTCCAGAAAACTCTCCTTTGAAAGATGAAACAATTGTTGGTACTGGAAATACAATTGATTATAGTGGAATTGGAACAGGTGACTTCTTTACTATACGAGATTCCACGGTCGGAAATGCGACAACAGTTGGATATGGCGTTACTTCAATTGAAATAGATGGAGTTGACTTGGTTGAAGGAAATCAATTTATTGATAGTGTATTCCAAGTTCATGACATTGTTCCAGGAACTCCAATCGTTATATTCAGTGACGATTTTGTTGCAAGTTTAACAAGACTTGGTTCTTATTCTGTTGGATTAGGAGTTTCTACTACAGTCGCTGATGGTGCAACACTGATTATTGAAAATAACACTCAGGTTGTTACTGTTGTTGAAGATTATTCACAACTTGGACTTTCTTCATTCCTCTCTAGACAAACATTTGCAAACTTCTCTTGGGGTAGACTAGATAGTATTTCTAGACCATTCCCTGAAGCATATGATATTAAGAGAGATAATGGAATTATTGGTATCGAAACATCACCTATTTTGAGAAGAAAGAATCCATTAAAAGCCTCCAATTATCTTTCATAAATAACTAGAAAAGTTCTGTATTTAAATGTCCGCAATTATAACTGATCAACTTAGAATTTTGAATACGCAAAATTTTCTAGATCTTGCCGAAGATACGGAAAATAATGCTTTCTATGCTTTTATAGGACTTCCAAATCCCACAGACGTTGTTACTAACTGGGATACGTCTCCTCCTGCTCCTAAGGATTCTTTTGAGCAAGAGTTTGACTACTGGGACACTATGATTGCACTGAAGAAGATATCTTCAGTGGATATTCGTCAAGTAATTAAAAAAATTACTTGGAATTCTGGTACTACTTATGATATGTATCGCCATAATATTAGTAGAACAAACTTAGCAAAACCATCAAACGCTACAAGTCTTTATTCATCAAACTTTTATGTGATGAATAGCGACTTTAGAGTTTATATTTGTCTACAAAATGGTTCTGATCCAGAAAATATAGAGGGAAGACCATCTCTTGATGAACCTTTATTTACTGATCTAGAGCCACAGATTCCTGGAGATAGTGGTGATGGATATGTATGGAAATATTTGTATACTATCAAACCCTCTGATATTGTAAAATTTGATTCTGTAAATTTTATTCCTGTTCCAAAAAATTGGGAGACTGATTCTACATTTGATTCAATTAGAGATAATGCAGTAACAAGTGGTCAGATTAAAATTGTAAAAATAACAAATAGAGGTGCTGGTCTAGGAACTGGTGGAGTAACATACACAAATATTCCAATCAGTGGTGATGGGGAAGATGCGGAATGCACTATTGTCGTCAATAACGACTCAAAGGTTGACAGTGTAACTGTGTCGGATGGTGGAGAAGGATATACTCATGGAAGAGTCGATCTTTCAAATTCATCTATTATTTCGGGAACAACAATTCCTGAATTTGAAGTTATTATTCCACCATCAGATGGACATGGCGCTAACATTTATAAAGAAATGGGATCGACTAACATTTTAATGTATACCCGCATTGAAAATGATTCTGATAATCCAGATTTTATTGTTGGAAACCAAGTTGCTAGAGTGGGAATTGTTCATAATCCAACAAAAGATGGATCTACAGAGTTATTAACTGATGATAAAGTTAGTGCTGTCTATGCATTAAAACTTACCGGTATTGGATATAGTTCGGCATCTTTTGTTTTTGATAGTGAGGTAACTCAAGAAGTCGGTTTGGGAAGTACTGCTGTTGGTAGAGTAGTTTCTTATGATGAAATCACTGGTGTTTTAAAATACTGGCAGGATAAGGCTCAGGTTGGATTTAATACTGATGGATCTCAAAAAGTTCCAGAATATGGATATATACAACATAGATTTACATCTGATACTGATGATGGTGGAACATTAACTATTAACGGAGGATCAGTTGAACTATCAATTGATGCAAACTATAGCGGTATAACTACCTCTATAAATAATACTACATATAACCTGGGACAAAATTTTACAAACGGAACTGCTCTTCCAGAAGTAAAAAAATACTCAGGAGACATCATATATGTCGATAATAGACCCGCGATCACTAGATCAAAGAGTCAAAAAGAAGATATTAAGGTCATTTTGCAATTCTAAGAAATCATGCCCCAGGAACTAAATCTTAACGTTTCTCCTTATTATGACGATTTTGATCGCGATAATGATTATTATCGCGTTCTGTTTAAACCAGGGTATCCTGTTCAGGCAAGAGAACTTACGACTATGCAGTCTATGCTGCAAGGTCAGTTAGAGAAATTTAGTGATCATTTCTTTAAAGAAGGGAAAGCTATAACTGGTGGAGAAATTCAATATTATGAAAAATATCCATGTGTTATGGTTGATGATTCCTTCAATGGAAAGTCAATCTTAGAATATGCTGCGGATTTATTAGACGAAGTTATTGTTGGCGAAAGTTCGGGAATTAGAGCAAGAGTCGATTCATATTTACCGGGATCTAGTTCTGAAAGGGGATTTGATACTTATTATATTACATATCTAAGTTCAGATTCAGGATCTTCTGAGTTTACTGGTTTTATTCCAGGAGAAAACCTATTAACAGAAGATGGAATTCAGACTACTAATAACTTAGCGGATGAATATGATTCTGATGATCCAGATGCAGCAATTCAAGAAAATTTAGAAAACTTAATTGTATTTGGAGAGAATGCTCCATTTGCAAGATGTGTTGAAGAAAGTCCAAATGAAGTTGGATCTGCAGTTCATATTAATGAAGGTGTTTACTATATTAGAGGACACTTTGTAGAGTCTGAGGAAAAAACCTTACTACTTGATCAGTATGATGATAAACCATCATATAGAGTAGGTTTAATTATTACAGAAGAGATTGCAACACATTTAGATGATGATGCTCTTCTTGATAATGCACAAGGATTTTCTAACTTTACAGCACCAGGTGCAGATAGATTACGAATTGAAATTGATCTAGTAAAGATTGACCTTGATGAAGACGACGATGTAGAGAATTTTGTTGAATTAATGGTCGTTCAAAACGGTCAGATTGTCAACAATAATAGAAGCAGACAACAAACAGATAATGAAAAATACATTGCAGAAAGAGTTGATGATGTTGCTGGAGACTTCTATGTAGAGCAACCAGAGGTAGAGATTTTAGAAGCTCTAAATGATAAAGAAGGTAATGATGGGTTATATGAACCTGGAGAACTTACTTTACAGGGATCAGAACCTACAGATGATATGGGAATCTATAAGATTTCCCCATTTAAAGCCTATGTTAATGGGTATCAAATTGAAATTAATACACCAACATATCTTGAATTTGATAAACCAAGAGAAACTAAAGAGTTTGAAGATCAGCAGTTAGCATATAACTCTGGACCAACATTAGCAATAAACAGAGTATTTGGATATCCAACTTTAGGAATTCAAACAAGTTTTTATATCACTCTTAGAGATGAAAGAGTTGGTGGATCTCAAGCAACAGCTGCCGGTAAAGAAATTGGTGTTGCTAGAGTTTATGATTATGAATTAGAAGACGGAACATATGAAAGAGAAAATTTAGACTTAAACACTTGGGATCTTACATTATATGATGTTAGACCCTATGTTGAATTTGAACTGAATGAGCCAGTAAAATTAACAACTCCTATTCATATTAAAGGAAAAGCAACTGGAGCAACTGGACACCTCAGATTTGATGTTAATAATTCTGGTATTGCTACCGCTTATGATGTAAGAGGTAGATTCAACGTAGGTGAAAAGTTAATCTTTAATGGTGTAGAAGAAAATACAAGAGTCGTAAAGGATGCAACAGAATATGGAATTAATAAAGTAAGATCTATTCATGCAGTAAATGCAAATGGAACTTTCTTTAGTGCAGATACTATACTTGAAGCTTCTGAGGATATTCCAGAACCAGGTTTAAATGTAAGTATAACTGGAGCATCTAGTGGTGTTTCTACGGTAAGTGTTGCAAACTTCAATCTAGATAAAGTATTTGATGTTGGTGATCTTGTATCATATACAAATTCTGGAAACCCAGAAATTGTAACCTATAATAAAGTTTCTGCTGTAGCTAAAACAAACATGAGACTGGAGGCGATTACTTCAGTAACAGGAATCTGTGCTGGTGCTCTCCCAACTTCTGCAGTACAGACTACAGATTTCCAAAAAATTGAAACAGAAATTGAAACTTCTGACGATAATACTCTTTATACAGAGTTTCCAAAAGATTTTGTTGCGAAAGTAAATCTTGAAGATTCTACTATTGTCGTTAGAAAAACATTTGATATCAATATTACTGATGGTGCAACAAATGCTATACAATCAGGAACTGATTTTACTTTCCTTCCTTTCACAGCAGGAAGATATGTCCTAACAAGAAATGATGGAACTATTGAAGAACTGACTGATGATAAAATGACCTTCAATGGGTCATCTACACAATTAACCATAAAAGGACTTGGATCTAATACTGCTGGTGTTCTTGTAGCAACTTGCAACAAATCTAATAACACATCTAAAGTAAAAATTAGAAATAGAATTGGATCTCTTATTATTGATAAATCAAGAGTTCGTCAATCTGGTGTTGGTGGAACCACATTAAACGATGGACTGACATATGGAAATTATCCATATGGTACTAGAGTACAGGATGAAGAGATTGCTTTGATGAGACCCGATGTTATCGAGGTCTTAGGAATTTTTGAATCTGATAATACTGCAGAACCAGATGTTAAGAGACTAGAATTTAGCACCTTCTCTGGCCCTACTCAGTCTACCGATGATTTAATTATTGGTGAAAGATTTGAAGGAGCAACTAGTGAAGCTATCGGTATTGTAATTGAAAAAATAAATGATACTACTATAGGATTCATACCAGCAAATGATGATGCATTTGATGAACCTGGTGAGAAAATTACATTTAAAGAGTCTGGAGTAACTGCAAGTTTTGTAAAAGAAACTGGATCAGATTTAAACATTACAAATAAATTTGATTTAGCAGATGGATTTGAAGACACAATATATGATTATGCTAGACTTGTAAGAAATAAAGATGCTAAAGAACCTAAGAGAAAATTAAAAATTATATACGAGTTCTGCACATATGATGCTGCAGACACAGGAGATATCACAACGGTAGATTCCTACTCTAATTTTGACTATAAGGATATTCCAGAAACTGGAGACCTTAGACATAGTGATATTATTGATATTAGACCAAGAGTTGATTTTTATAATGTAACAGAAAATTCTAGATCACCATTTGAATTTTTTGGCAGATCTTTTGATGGTGATGGAAACTCTGCTGATTTTATTCTTGCATCAGACGAAACTATCACACTTGATTACTCAATCTACTTAGCTAGAGTTGATAAAATTTTCTTAGATGAAGCAGGACAGTTTCACAATGTAGAAGGTCCTCCATCAGAAAATCCAGCACCTCCTGGAGCAAAGGATGATTCTATTGAAGTTGCTCAAATTATTCATCCACCATTCCTTGAAGATGTAGAAGACGCCAGTATTGAATTAGCGGACCATAAACGCTATACAATGGATGATATTGGAGATCTAGAAGATCGTATTAAGCAACTTGAGTACTATACATCTTTAAACCTTCTTGAGCAAAGTACTGCTAATATGAAGGTGACTGATGGTAATGGTCTTAATAGGTTTAAGTCTGGATTCTTTGTTGATGATTTCTCTGATGCAGAAAATCAACTAAAGGTAACAATTCTTAAGAACTCTGTAGATACTGAAGAGGGTGAATTAAGGGCTGCTCCATATACTACTCAAATTGACTTAGAGTTAGGAACATTCAGCGCACTAGGTATTGGAACTGACGTTATTGATTCTGTTACTCTTGATCCAGAATTTGATACCAATATTATTGGTGAAAATATCAAAATGACTGGTAGAGTGATTACTCTCGATTATGATGAGCAAATTGAGATTCATCAACCATATGCAACTCAAAACGTTCCAGTTAATACTTTTGCTGATATATTTTATGAAGGTGAATTAGAACTTCAACCAGATTCTGACCTTTGGGTGCGCCAGAACTTGGGTGGAAGAAGAGTAAAAGATTCAAGAGGTAAATTCTGGTTCACTAGACGGCAATGGAGAAAAATGAGATGGAATCCTAACTTCGGTTGGGGTGGTGTTATTTGGAAAGATTGGAGACATCATTGGAAAGGTAATCTTCCTAAGGGAGGGCGTCGTCGTGGTGGAGAATATAGTGGAACAACTGCTAACCGTAGGAGGAGAAGGAGAAGAAGAAGAATTAGAGCAGCTGGAGGAGTCTTTAGACGGAAAAAGAGATTAAAAATTAATAGAAGAAGAAAGCATCGGTTTAAGATTAAGAGAGGTGGTGCTAGAAGAAAGGGATGGGGTAAGAGAACTATAAGACGTAGATTCTGGGCAAGAAGAGTACGCCAAGGAAGACGCTTTGTATCCGTAGCCGTCCGTAAGTGGATGAGAATGCGGAACATTCAATTCAAAGCGAAGAAGATGAAACCCAACACAAGGGTTTACGCTTTCTTTGATGGTGTTCCAGTAATGAAAACCATTACTCCTAAGCTTATCGAAGTTAAGATGATCAAGGGAACGTTCCAGGTTGGTGAACGTGTAACTAGTGCAAGAAGGAGAAGATTCCGTAGAAGAGGATCTATTGCAGTTAAAGTAAGAAGGAGAAGAATCAGAGTTAGATCCGTTAGAGGATGGCGTTGGGCAATGAGATTCTCTGGACGAGTTTGTCCAATTAATCATAAAGAAGGTCCAGTTAATACTCCATTAAAAGTATATGGTCAGAACCCATATACAAAGACGGCGATGCCTACAAGTTATGCATCCAATTCTACGATTCTGAATATTGATACTTTCATCATGTCCCTCAAACAAAGAGGAAGATATTGGGGATTTATTAACCGTAAGATGCGTCTAAAAGGACGTAAGAGTAAAGCCGTTTGTAGAGTTGTTAATAAACGACTTATCACAGACGGTCAGGGCACTGTTGCAGGTTCATTCTTCCTTCCAGCAGCAGATGGTGTGAGAAAGAGAAAATTTGGTTATGCATTTAGTGCTGGTAAAAAAACATTTAGATTAGTTGACTCCAAAACTAACTCTGATGATAAGGCAGAACTCACCACAATGGCTGAGGATGAATTTACATGTACCGGTGGTGGTCTTAAGACAAGATATCACCTTCGGAGATTGAAAGTCAGAAGAGGACGTAGATGTACTCGCAGACCAAATGCAGAGGTCGGAAGAAGAAGAGTACTTAGGAAGTGTAGAGGTGGTCGAGCACGTCCAGTAACTCCCGATCCAGGAGACGAAGAAGAATCAGCACCAATCAGTCCCACTCCACCAGGAGGGACGAAGCCACCGAGACACGTTGACCCACCTAAAGGTCCTAAAGTGCCGAAGGATCCACGTCCATGTCGGCGTAAAGGAAGGGGTAAGAAAAGGTGTAAACCAGGAGGCAAGACGCCACCACCCAAGAAGAATAGACCTAAAGTCAAAACTGCTAAGGTTAAATACGTCTTTGATAAGAAAGGAAAAGCACTTCCTATTTGGTATGTTCCATATACCATTAAAAAGGGTAAAAATAAGGGAAAAACTAGATACCTTAACTTTAACCAAATTAGAAGACTAGGTGGTAAAAAGGATGCTAAGAGAGCATTCAGGGAGTTTGGATACCCTCTTCCACCTAAGAATTACCCAGGTAGAGGTAAACCAGCAAGACCAACTGGAGGTAAAAAGAAGACAACTACCATTGCGATTAAACAAAATCGTAAAGGTGTGATGAAGGTTATTGATACCTCCAAGAAGGCAAGGAAACTCAAGAGAAAGGGTAAGAAGTCTAACGTCAGGGATGTTATTAAACCAGGCGATAAGGATTATGGCTATTACAACAAGGGTAAACCCCAACTCTGGAAGTATGGTGCAACACTTCTTGCAACACAAAACAAGAAAGCAACTAAAAAAGTTACTAAGAGAGGTAAGAAGAAGTTTGAGAAACGAGGATTCCCTGTTAATAAATTACCACTTAAGAATGGTAGTATAAAGAGATTCCAGCCACGCAAACCAAGACCACGGAGAAGGTCTCGTCCAAGACCTGCACCAAGACCAACGCCAAGAGCAAATAGGAGAAGAAGATTAGGTGGAGGTTATCCACGGAGACCTAGACCTAGACCAAGACCAAGACCTCCAGCACGTCCACCTAGACCACCAGGTAGAGCAGCAAGAAGAGGAGGAGGAAGAAGAAGAGGAAGAAGAGGAAGAAGATCCGACCTCTTACTGAAGACAAACATTATGATCATCCAAAACGCACTAAATAGAGTGTTTAGAGTCTGAAATATATTATGATTTCTCTTTTGAATAAAGTATGTAATCTTAATGGAACACTTTATAAGTGGAATGATAAAATGAAAAAACATCATGAAAGAGAGGGTTATGAGTATGGTCTCATAGCCCAGGAAGTTCAAAAAGAGTTTCCCGAAATGGTTTACGAAGAAGATGGGTATCTATCTGTTGATTATATTCAAATGATACCCGTCTTAGTAGAAGCCATTAAAGAACTTAAAGGTGAACTTAATACATTAAAAGCAAATAAATAAAAGTAAATTATTCACCAAAGCTATTGAGCAGATAAATGTCCGATAAACTAATTGACCCGTTAGCGCAAACATTCTATGTAGATAATCCTAAAGGGATTTTTGCAACGTCTGTTGACGTTTATTTTTATGAAGGAGATTCTGCTTTACCCGTTTCTATAGAACTGAGACCTACGGTAAATGGAAATCCATCTGCAAAAGACATTTATCCATTTTCTCAAACTACATTAGAACCAGAAGATGTTGTTGTAAGTCCTGATGCAGAAGCCCCAACAAATTTTAAATTTAAATCACCAGTATTTCTAAAAGGAGAAACTTTTCATTCATTAGTTGTTATTGCAAATAGCAAAAAATACTCAGTATGGGTTGCTAAGATGGGTGAGATAGATGTTACTAAAGCGAATGACGATGATTCTAAATCAGTTTTCGTTTCAGCAAACCCAAATTCTGGAGTATTCTTTAGATCTCAGAATGGTGCAACATGGACACCATCTGAAAGAGAAGATATGAAGTTTACTCTTTATAGAGCTGACTTCAAAGAAAATTCAGGAAATGTAAACTTCTATAATCCAGAATTATCCGTAGGAAACGATCAAGTTTCTATTTTGGATAATGATGCATTTGAAATGGAATCTAGACAAGTAAGATTAGTTTTAAGTGGTGGATTAAATGAAGTTGGATTTACTACTGGTGTTACTGTAACACAAGAAAATTCTGATGGTAGAGGAAATTATATCGGGAATGCTGGCGCTGTTTCATCTGTATCAGTTTTTAATGCTGGTATTGGTCTCACACCATCGATTGGTGGACTTACATATTTTGATGTTCCGTTATCAAAAATAACAGGAGAAGGGAAAAACGCTACCTGTAATTTAACTGTCCAAAATGGAGTCGCTGTTGGTGCAACCATAGTTAATGGAGGATCTGGATATCAGGTTGGAGATTTGGTAACATCTAACTCGATTGGAAGTGGATTAGGAAGAAATTTAAGATTATCTATCGGAGAACTTGGCGATATAAACGAAATTATTGTTGATGATATTCAAGGTAGGTTTACAACTGGTTCAGGAAGTACAGTTACATATGAAAACTCTAGTGGAGCTACTGTTGGATTAAATGCTGGATCAGGTGGACTAACACTCACCGACAGTACAGTTATTCATGATGGTCTTCATATCAAAGTGAATCATCCTAATCATGGAATGTATGCACTAGAAAATGTCGTTACTATTGATGATGTTGATCCAGACAATCCAAGTGTAGATACAACAGCAGATGTTGAGGAAGACTCAACCTTACCAATTCCTATTGATGATTTACTCATTGATAGTGAAACTGGATTAAGTATTTTTGCTACGTTTGAAAACGTAGGTGTATCTTCGACAAATCCAGGATATATTCAAATTGAAGAAGAAATTATTGGATACACAGGAATTGATGGACTTAATCTAATTGGAATTACAAGAGAAGTTGATAATACCGTAGGAACTTCATATGAAAAAGGTGTAGATATTGTTAAGTACGAACTTAATGGTATTTCTCTAAGAAGAATTAATAAAACTCATGAATTGCAAGATGCAACAGTATCTAATCCAATTGATTTGGACTATTACACTATAAGAATCGACCCTCAAGAAGCTGGAATTGATAGATCTAGTAGTCCTTTTGGATATCCTGATTTATTTTTTGAAGAAACTAAATCTACTGGTGGTGATGATATTACTGCTACTCAGAATATTCAATTTGAAATTATCGACCCAGAAATTTCAGCAACAGAAGTCAACGGTACTGAAGTAGAATTAAATCTAAGAACTGTTTCCGGAAGAAGTATTGGTGGTAATCAAGAATCCTTTATCGATCAAGGATTTGAAAAAATTTCTACAGAAGAAGAAACATACCTATCTTCTCCTAGACTAATTTGTTCCCGTATTAATGAAACTGAACTTCTTGATGGAATTGACGGAATTGAAGGAAATAAATCTCTTAATATATCCGTCAATCTAACAACCACTAGTCCAACATTATCTCCTATGATCGATTTGGATCGATGTGCTGTTATTTTAATCGGTAATAGAATGAATAAACCCATTACCGATTATGCTAATGATGAGCGTACTGCAGATTTGGAGAATGATCCTCATGCTTTTGTTTATGCTACGAGACCCATAACTTTAGAAAATGCAGCAACATCTCTTCAAATTTATGTTAGTGCATATGTAAATACTAAAAGTGATTTGAGAGCTTTCTATGCTATTGATGACGATGGTAAAGAAGAAATGATTTATTATCCATTCCCAGGATTTGATAATATTGATAATCAGGGAAATGTTGAAGATCTTTCTAAGAGTAATGGAACTCCAGACGAGAAACTATCAAAAACTGATAGTGTTGGATTTGAATCTGATGAATTAGAATTCCAAGAACTGAAATTTAGTATTAATAAACTTCCTTCCTTTAGAGCTTTCGGTATAAAACTATGTGCATCTACAGAAGATACAACATATCCCGTTAGATTAAAAGATTTAAGAGTAATCGCACTTGCTTAATTATGAATGACGAATTTGATCAGATTATTGAAATAGAAGATGATGTAGAGGAAGAAAGAGGTCTTGCTCTTGTAAAAGATTTTGAAAATCTATTGAAAGATGAAGATACTGGGGCAGTAATTAATACGGATGATGATGAATATGAAACCTACTTAGAACTAAGAGATATAAAATGGCGTGAAGAAAATGAAAAAAATCAACTAAAATTCGATATTGATTTTTTAAAAACCGCAGTCATAGAATTACAACAAAAAGTAATGGAGTTGCAAAATGAATCCTGATCAAATAGAACTTAAAAAATTATCTAAGACCTTTGAATATGAAAAACTTTCTAGAGATATAGATAGTATAGATGATATTAAAATTCTTCGAGATGTAACTAAAAGTTACGTTAAGTTGTACTTAAAACAACAAGAAACACTTTCGGTACTACCGTCCATAGACATTTCAAAATAATGGCTAAACCATCATCCAGACAAACCCTAATAAGCTACTGTAAGAGGCAGCTAGGTGCTCCTGTATTAGAAATTAACGTTGCAGATGAGCAAATAGATGATCTTGTGGATGATGCGCTCCAGTTCTTCCAGGAACGCCACTTTGACGGAGTTGGAAAAACATACTTAAAATATAAACTTACTCAAACAGATATTGATAGAGGAAAAGGAACATCAGGAATAACTACCACCACAGTCAGTGATGGTGGTATTGATTATGACTATGAAGAGGATTCAAGATATCTACCTCTCCCCGATGGAGTAATTGGTGTAGAAGGAATTCTTCATTTTACAGGATCTAATAATATCTCTAGTGGGATGTTTAACTTTAAATATCAATTATTCCTAAATGATATTCATTATCTAGGATCTACTGAGTTATTGACTTATCAAATGACTCAGACATTTTTGTCTGATATTGATCATATGCTCACTACCCAAAAGAAGATTAGATTTAATCAAAGAAAGGGTAGATTGTACATTGATATGGATTGGAACGAAGCTATTGCAGGTGAATACTTAGTATTAGACACTTATTCAATTGCAGATCCAGCAACTTATTCAAAAGTATATAATGACTCATTTTTAAAAAGATACCTTACATCCACGATAAAACGTCAGTGGGGAATGAATCTCATTAAATTTCAGGGAGTAAAACTTCCTGGTGGTATAGAACTAAATGGTAGACAATTATTTGATGATGCTCAAAAAGAAATTGATGCCATATTAGATAAAATGCCTACTTATTATGAGATGCCTCCTCTAGACATGATAGGGTGATAAGATATGCTCAATCCATTTTTTCAACAAGGAACTAAGTCAGAACAAAATCTTATTCAAGATTTAGTTAATGAACAACTTCGGATGTATGGGGTAGATGTATACTACATCCCAAGACTTTATGTAAATGAAAAGACTATTATAAGAGAGGTAGTTGATTCTGAATTTAGGGATGCATATCCTATTGAAGCATATGTAGATACAAGCGAAGGATATGAAGGATCTGGTGAAATAATGAGTAAATTTGGTATTGAATCTCAAGACGATTTAAATCTCACTATCTCTAGAGAACGTTACGAAGAATATGTTAAACCATTAATAGAAAGTAAGAACAATATAAAATTATCCAGTAGACCTAAAGAAGGTGATCTTATATTTTTCCCTTTAGGCAATCGTATATTTGAAATTAAGTTTGTAGAGCACGAACAACCTTTCTATCAATTAAGAAAAAATTATGTATATAAACTAAGATGTGAACTATTCCGGTATGGTGATGAAATCATCGATACTGATGTGGATGCAATTGATACCGCATTACTAGGAACAGAAGTATCGATTGGTGGAGTTGCTGGATCTGCGGTAAGTGGTATTGGTGCAAACTTAGCAGGGACAAGAATCTATACGATGCTTGGTATTGGATCTACAGCATTAGCAGAAACTACAGTATTTGATGGTGGTGTAAGGTATGTAACCATTACAAATAGAGGAACTGGATATACATCAACACCAGATATCATATTTTCAAAAGCTCCTGATGATGGATTGACTGCTGTTGGTATAGCAACAATGATCACCGGACTTATTGATTATTGCGAAACAAATACTGATAGATCTAGAGTTCAAGGTGTTAGGATAACCAACACTGGATATGGATATACTTCAGACCCCCTTGTAACAACTTCTGGAGGAGGTGGATCTGGATTTGTAGGAACTGCAGTAACTGGTAATGGAGTAGTTGGAATTATAACTGTAACTGATGGTGGATCTGGATATTTCGGTCTTCCTGCAGTTACTTTCAGTGCTCCTGTCGGATCTGGTACTTCAGCAATTGCTGAAGTTGTTGTAAGTAGTGCAGGAACTATTACATCAATTCAAATACTTGATGCTGGTGCTGGATATGCAAAGACAAATCCACCAACAATAACAATTGCAGATCCTTATCTTGCAGGATCTGGTGATTATATCATTGGAGAAACAGTTGTTGGGTCTAGTAGTTCAGTTACTGGTATAGTTAGATATTGGAACTCTACTACAAACCAATTAAATCTTGCACGAATCACGGGAGACTTTAATATCTACGATGAATTCGTTGGAGAAGAATCTGGAGCAAGACATAAGGCAACTCCAGGATCTATTGCTGATAAATTCAATCTACCTGATCCTTTTGCATCTAATAATGATTTTGAAACTGAAGGAGACAACATATTAGATTTCAGCGAATCTAATCCATTTGGTCTTCCATAAGGGTTACTTTTGTTAAATAGTATATAATTATCATTTAGTATAATGTTTGAGTACTTCTACCACGAGATATTAAGAAAAACGGTAATATCTTTCGGAACACTTTTTAATGATATTGATATTAAGAAGACGGATGCTTCAGATAATGTTACCTCAGTAGTAAAAGTGCCTCTTGCATATGGACCTATGCAAAAGTTTCTTGCTAGACTTGAGCAATCTCCAGATTTAAATAAAGCAACTCAAATTACGTTACCCAGAATGTCTTTTGAGATGACTGGTATTTCATATGACTCATCGAGAAAAGTAACAACAACTCAAACATTTTTATCGGGAACAAAAGACGACGGTTCGGATATTAGAAAGAATTATATGCCGGTACCATATAATGTAGATTTTGAATTAAGTATCTATACAAAAATAAATGATGAGATGCTTCAAATTGTGGAGCAAATTTTACCATATTTTCAACCACAATATACAATGACTGTTAATCTACTCGAAACTATTGGTGAGAGAAGAGATGTTCCAATTATTTTGAATTCTATATCAATGGATGATCAATATGAAGGTAACTTTGAAACAAGAAGATCATTAATTTATACTTTAAGATTTACCGCAAAAACATATATCTTCGGACCAATTTCTACTGGAGCTACAACAGATATTATCAAAAAGTCTGTTATTGGATTTGGTGCTGGTGGTTCTGGGTCTAGACAAATTGATGTTAGATATACTGCAGAACCAGTTGCGACCAAGAGTTATTCTGAGAATAATACTACATCATTACTCAAAGATTTACTCAAAACAGAAACAGTACTTGAAGTTATTTCTTCCTCTGGAATTGTTGCAGGAGATAAACTATCGATCGGAGAAGAAACTGTATATGTCTCTGATGTAAACGGCAACAAACTTAGAGTAACACGAGGATTCTATTCAACTTCTGTTATTGATCATGTTGGCGGAACAGGAGTCAAATTAATTAGTGAAGCTGATAACGCCAAGATTGAAATTGGTGATGATTTTGGATTTGATGGTGAATGGTCATGAGTAATAAATTTGACGAACTAGATGATACTTTTAATGTTGAAGCAGATATAGTAGAGGTAGACTCCTCAATTTCAAAAAATAAAATTGAGGAAATAAAGGCAACCTCTGATGATATTAAAAAAGACTATGACTATACAAGAGGAAATTTATACTCTTTAATTGAAAAAGGTCAAGAAGCAATTAATGGTATTCTTGAATTAGCCCAAGAAACTGAGCAAGCAAGAGCATATGAAGTTGCTGGGCAATTAATTAAAAGTGTTGCAGATGCAACAGATAAATTATTAGATCTTCAGAAAAAACTAAAAGATGTTGAAGGAGAGAATTCAAAAGGTCCAACGAATGTTACCAACGCACTTTTTGTTGGATCTACCGCAGATTTAGCAAAACTTTTAAAACAGCAGCAAGATAATAAATAATCTTATATCTAAACGCAAATCCAATGAGTGTTCCTGCAGTAACATCATTAGCAATATATAAAGGAACTGATTTTGAGAAAAAAGTTTCTATTGCCCTAACTACTTTAGTTGGTACAGAAACGATAACAGCTAAGATCAGAAAGCACGAAACAGCGAGTACTTCGTATAGTTTCGATACTCACATTGATACAACTAATAATGTAGTTGTTATATCAATGGGTAATAGTGTTACCGACGATCTAACAGAAGGTAGAAATTATTTTGATATTATTTCCGAAAATTCTTCTACTAATAAAATAATGAAATTAGTTGAAGGTTCAATAATAGTAAATCCAACAGTATCCTCATGAATTTTTTATCTCAATTTATGATGATGTCTTCCGCAATTTTAGCGGCATCTCCAACTGATGATGAGGCATTATTTACAACCTCGGGATCTTTTACCTGGGTTGCTCCACCAAAAGTAAGAAGTGTAAGTGTTGTATGTATTGGTGGAGGAGCTAGTCCTTTAGTCGCTACTAGTAATTTTCCTGGTGGAGGTGGAGGAGGTTTAGTTTATGCTAATAATATAAGTGTAATTCCTGGTCAATCGTATGATGTTGTTGTAGGAAAAGGAGGAGATTCTCAAGGAAGTTCTGTAAGTCCATTATCAGGAGAAAATGGAGGTCTTTCCAGTTTTACTGCCGATTTAACAACATTAATTGCCTATGGTGGTTTTTCTAATGGTAACTCTGGAGTTTTCTCTGGCGGTGATGGTGGAGGAAACGGTGGAGCATCTAATGCTTCTCAAGGATATGGTGGCGGTGGTGCTGGTGGATATACAGGAAATGGCGGATCTGGTGGGCAAGGTGGAAGTTCTTCTCAAGGAAATCCCGGTGATGCTGGAACTGGTGGTGCTGGAGGTGGTGGAGGTGGATCTTTCGCACAAACATTTTCATCAACTCAACCAGGTAGAGCATCATCTGGAGGTGGTACAGGAGTTTATGGACAAGGTTCAGATGGAACTGGTGGACTCGGTGCAACGTCTGATTCCGGTTTAGGAAATGCAACTGCATCTGGAGGAGGAAGTAATGGTACAAATGGTGATTTGAATGGTGGTTTATTTGGTGGAGGTGGAAGATCTGGATTTTTAAAAACAACGGTTCCGAATTTATACATTGCAGGTGGTTCTGGTGGTGGTGGTGCTGTCCGTATAATATGGCCAGGGAATATTAGACAATTCCCCTCACTAAATACTCAAGAGATATAGTAGAGATTTTAAATGTTAGTAAAATTAGAAAATGGAATCCCTGTTGGAAATCCTATTGATGAAAAAAACTTTAGAAAACTGTACAACAATACATCCTTTCCTAGATCTCTAACTACAGATTGTGTAGAACCTTTTGGTTATGGTTTATATCAATATACAAAACCTCCAATTCCGGGAAGACATTTTAAAGTTGAAGAAACTGTTCCTGTAAGAAATTCTGATGGAATTTTTATGCAGACTTGGGAAACAGGGGCAATGTCTGCAGAAGAGATTGAAAAATCTACAGAATTAAAAAAACTCGAAATTAAAAGATTGCGAGATGAAAAATTAAGAGGAAGTGATTGGACTATGATGTATGATGTCCGTGAGAATGAACGCTATTCTGATGAATTTATACAAGGATTTTTGGACTATAGAGAAAAATTAAGAGATATACCATCACAAAAAGAATATCCATGGAATGTTCGGTGGCCAATTGAGCCTAGCCCTACTAAATAAAGACATACTAGAAAAAGACGAGAATGTCCCAGCTATTCGTTGATACTATAAGAAATAGAGATGGTAATGGTGCCCCAGTTTTTGATAAGGGTGTCGTTATTTCAGGTATAATTACTGCATCGGGATCTCTTGCTGGCGATTCTGTTTCGATTGGAGTAACAGAGGTTGTTAGTTCAGGGTTTGAATTAAAAAATATCATCGACTTAGATGCAACCACAACTGCAACAATAGAAGCTGCTATTGTTCTTGCACCAAATGATTTTGCAAGTCTAAATGTAAGTGGTATCTCTACTTTTGGATCTAATATTGATTTAAACGGAAACATTGATATATTAGGCCATACAGAAACTAATACATTAAATGCTACTGGAATTTTAACAGCAGCATTATTATCAACAGGAACGGAAGGATCCGATATTAGGATATCTTCAAACACAATTAGTGGTCCAGCAACAATTACAATTGATCCTGCAGGTATTGGGACAAACACAGGAACAGTTGTAATCAATGGCGATCTTCAAGTAGATGGAGATACAACAACCGTAAACTCAACTACTTTAACTGTAGACGATAAAAATATTATTCTTGCTAGTGGATCCCTTACCGACGCATCTTCTGATGGTGGTGGTATTACACTAGAATCTGGAGAAGGAAATAAAACAATTAATTGGGTTGACTCTACAGATTCTTGGACGTTCTCCGAGAATATTGATCTTGCTGCTAGTAAGACTTTTAAAATTAATGGAACAGATGTTCTTTCATCAACGACTGTAGGTTCGGCTGTAACTAACTCTTCTCTTCAAAATGTAGGAACACTTGCAGGAGTTCAAGTTAGTGGTGCTGCTACAATCGGTGGAGATTTAGATGTAGATGGTCATACCAATCTTGATAATGTAAATGTTTCTGGTGCTATCACTGCCACTACATTTACCGGTAATCTAGCTGGATCGATTAATACTGCGGAACAAACTAGTATAACCAAACTTGGTACACTAACGGAACTTGATGTAACTGGACAAACAGATCTTAGAAATGTAAGTATTGTTGGAGTAACAACTTTCACAGGTAACATTGACGCTAATGCTGACTTAGATGTCGATGGTCACACAAATCTCGATAACGTAAGTATTGCTGGTGTTGTAACAGCAACAACATTTGTTGGAAATGGTGACTTTGTAGAACTAGATGTAGATGGTCATACCAATCTTGATAATGTGAGTATTGCTGGTGTAACTACAACTTCAGGTTTACTTGATATTAATGCTGGTGGACAAGCAAATACTTTCAAGGTAGAAGATCTAACAGATAACCGTGTTATTATTGCTGGAACTGGTGGTGAACTTGAGGACGATGCCAATCTAACCTTCAATGGATCTACCCTTGCAGTTGGTGTTAATTTAGATATAACTGGAGACCTAGATGTTGATGGTCATACCAACTTAGATAATGTAACTGTTGGTGGGGCTATTACAGCAACCACATTCACTGGTAGTTTGTCTGGAGAAGTTGATACAGCAGCACAACCAAACATTACTTCGGTTGGTACTCTAACAGGACTTACGATATCTGGTAACATTACTGCTCAAGCAGATTTGGATGTAGATGGTCATACCAATCTTGATAATGTGAGTATTGCTGGTGTTGTAACAGCAACAACATTTATTGGAAATGGTGACTTTGTAGAACTAGATGTAGATGGGCATACAAACTTAGATAACGTAAGTATTGCTGGAGTAACAACTTTTGCAGGTAACATTGACGCCGATGCTGACTTAGATGTTGATGGTCATACCAATCTTGATAATGTAAGTATTGCTGGAGTAACAACTTTTGCTTCTAGAGTTGAACTTGATGGAGATCTTGATGTTGACGGAACTACTGAGTTAGATGTTCTTAATGTTGCTGAAACTGCTACATTCTCCGCGAATATCGATGCTAACAAGTCTGTAGATGTTGCAGGAAATCTCAATACGCTTACTCTTAGAGCAGGACTTTCAACATTCACTGGATTTGTTTATGATGAATTAGATCCTGATACTAGTTTAAGAAATGCAGGAGACTTTAATAATATTACTGGTGTAGCATTTACTAGTGGTTCAACAGATACATTATATTGGGACTTTGCTACGGCACCTTCCGTAATTGGTGGCGAGGCTAGTAACGGAATAGAGAATATTGAACTCGCTGGTCTTCCAACAAATAGCAAATATATGGTGAGAGCAACTTTAATCACATTTACTGATGCTGCCAATGACTGGGACACTGGTAACGTTGTGCTTAAAGTTAATGGTCAGACACCAACAAACTATCTTTGGAGAAATGGTGCTCAACCAGTTGGTACGACAACAGGTTCATCAAATGCTTTTGATATTGTAGAATTCAAGATTGTTCATGATACGAACGATGAGTTCAGTGTATTCGCTGAGTGGTCTGCTTATCACGCCTCTACTTGATATAAATAACTAAAACTAAAATCAGTAAGGGGATAGTGAACCTTGGCTATTCAGAAGAATTTTGTTGTAAAGAACGGTTTAGAGGTTGACGAAAATACTCTATACGTCGATTCAGATGCAAATAAAGTTGGTATAGGTACGATATTTCCTGATGTAGAACTCAGAGTAATTGGATCTATCGGATGTACTGATTTTAGTGCAACCAGAAATTTAAGAGCTAGTGGAATATCAACATTTAATCAAGTTCAGTTTACTGGAGCAAATGTAACTATTGGTGATACCACCGGTGCGCCAGGACAATACTTGAGATCTACTGGTAGTGGCGTAGAGTGGGCATCTTTCCCTACCACAGTCAGAGCACAGCAAACTTTTATTGCTACAGATAATCAAACAACATTTACTTATGCATATAATATTGGGTTCCTTGATGTATACATCAATGGTGTAAAATTAAGGGGAGACGGTGCATCTGATGTTTCTGATTATATTGCAAACAATGGAGTTAATTTTTCAGTAAATCAAGAGTGCTTTGATGGAGATATTGTTGAAGTAGCCGCATATAATCCAGCAGCAGTTGGCGGAGGTAATACCGGTATCCTTGGTGTTACCATTCAAGAAGAAGGAGTAATAGTAGGTAATCCAAACGGGGTTAATTCTATAAACTTTATTGGAGTTGCTATTACTGCAGTTGGTTCTGGTGCTGGTGTTACTGTTTATGGAACAGGTGGAGGTGGATCTGGAAGTCTTACTGTTAGAGATAAAAATAATATTGTAAGTGCTGCTACAAGCGATATAGATTTTACTGGAAATTCTGCGACAGTATTTACCAGTAGCGAAGGAGTAACCGTAGAAATTAATAGTGGAATTAATACTGTAGGAACAAGCACGTTCAACGATGTAAGAATTCTTGGAATTCTCACCGCAGCACAATACAGTGGAGATGGATCTGGACTTACAAATATTACATCTACAGGAACTGGTGTAGAAATTCAAAATGATGGAGCATCAGTAGGTACTGCAGCAACAATTAGTTTTGTTGAAGGGTTTACTATAGAACCAATTTCGGCAGGTGTTGTTACGGTAAGAACTGCATATGCTTGGAGTGGAACTGCAGCAGGAATTAGCACAACTGCTAATGTAAGTATAAGTGGTCTTACCGCACTTACTAATGCTTCCGTATCAGGAGTATCTACTTTCGGTGGTATAATTGAAGCATCATCAGGTGAAAACAAAATACCTTCTTTATATGCTAATCTAGCAGCATTACCGAGTGCAGCGTCATATCATGGTATGTTTGCTCATGTTCACTCAGAAGGCAAAGGATATTTTGCACACGCTGGTAATTGGTTAGAGTTAGTCAATAGAGACACTGGTGGTAATGTATCAATAAGTGGAATTATAACTGCATCATCATTTAGTGGTTCTGGTGCTGGTCTGACAAGTCTTCCTTCGGGTCAACTTACTGGTGCTTTACCTGCAATTGATGGTTCTGCACTGACTGGAATTAGTGGTGGTGGTTCTGGTGGTGGTAAGTTTAGTGATCAACAAACAAATGCAGGTATCCACACTACATCATCTCATGTTGGTTTTGGTACAACCAATCCAATAACTTCTATCCAAGTAAATAATGTTTATGGTATTGAAACTGGATCTGGATCATTTACTGCTTCTGCTGGTATTGCATATACTGCAAATACATACACATCTACAGACTTTGTAAATTCAGAGTATACATTATTCTTCCAACATTCATCAGGAATTCAATCTCAAAAAATTCTTGTTATGGATAATGACTCCACAGCATATTCCCAGGAATATGCAATTATGTATAGTAGTGATCTTCTAGTTTCTGTCGGCGCAACAGTTAAATCTGGTAATGTAGAACTTTGGTGGACACCAGAAAGTGGAGTCAACGGTATCGTTACATATAGATTTACTAGGGAGACAATGATCTGATGAAAAAATACACCTTAGCTGTTACGAGTCCAGACTATTGGTCCGAGATTCATGATGCTTTAATTGTAGATTCTAATCAAGATAATATTCCAGATAGACAGGTTACATGCTCTGATTCTAAAAATCATAGTCCTACTAGAGGAACCTACGAATTAACAGAAGATGAAGCAGCAGAGATTGCTGTACATCCTCACATTAAGTGGATTGAGTTGTCTCCTACAGATAATCCAGAATCATATCCAAAACCAGATCTCGCTACAAAAAGATTTAAGAAAAATGTAAAGTTCTATCGGGATTTAGTTTCTCAATCCATACCAACTACAAGTCCAAGTTCTGATGAATTGGATAGATCTAATTGGGGTGTAGCAAGACCAACAGTTAGAAAAAGTGGAGAATTTTTTACCGATAACCTTGGTGCGGTTAATTTAGTAACAAAAGATGTATCATACAACCTTACTGGTAAAAATGTAGATGTTGTTATTCATGATTCTGGAGTTTTACAATATCATCCAGAGTTTATGGATGCAAATGGTCAGTCAAGAGTGAGAGATATTATTCTTGATGGTCCGTATTATATCGACCCAGATTACTTTATCTCTAATGGTTATACAACTACAAGAGCAGATGGTAGAGTAACAGGATCAGAAGTAGAATCAAGAGGATGGTGGACAAATAGTTCAAATAGATCTGCACAATTCCAATCAGAAGGAACTATTTCAGTATCATCAAATTATACCGAAGCAAGATCTATGGGTGGATCTTTAGATGGAACTAATAGTTTAAGTAGTGGTCATGGAACTGCATGTGCATCTTTAGCAGCAGGTAAAAACTTTGGTAATGCTTTTGAAGCAAATATTTGGAATATGCCTGGTATTAGTGATAATGTTTCAATGGGTCCTGAAACTAATTATGATGCGATGAAACTTTGGCAACGTTTGAAACCAGTTAACCCAGAAATTGGTAGAAAAAATCCAACCGTGGTTAATGGAAGTTGGGGATATCAAGCGGCCTTTGAATCTACTGATTTGGTTGATTATAAATTTAGAGGATCTACTGGATCATTTTCTGGTGATGCAGCAGTTACTGATCAAGTTACTGCGATGAAGGATGGTCTTAATAATCAAGTTACCGGTGAATATAGATCTTGGTCAACATCATCAAGATCTTCATCAACAGATACTGCAGCAGATGAACTGATACAAACTGGAGTAATTTATGTTGCTGCATCAGGAAATAATAATCAAAGACTTGGAGTTGGTGCGGATGATGTAGATCGTTTAAACTATATGGAAGATCATAGGTTCTTTTCTGGTGATCCCAGGTCAGAGTTTCCAGGAATTACTTGTCCATGCAATCATAGAGACTGGATGAATCCACAAGGTATTGGATTTGAATCCGATAAGGATTTTCATCCAGTGGTTTGTGTTGGTGCAATAGAAGATAGTGTAACAACTGGTGGTGCAGAATATCAAGCAACTTATTCAAATAATGGTCCTGGTATTGATATCTGGTCTCCAGCAGATGAAACCTTAGCTGCAGGAGGGGATTTCTCTGGTGGTGGATATGATGACTATGAAAGATATGATGATTCTAGATTTTATGACGCATACTTCAATGGAACATCTGCAGCTGCTCCAGTCGTCACTGGTATTATTGCGTTATATTTACAAGTAAGACCAACAGCAACATCTAGAGATGTAAAAAATTGGATTAAAGATAATGGTACATTATTACCACAAACTATTGATTCTAATTCTGGCGACGGATGGTGGAGTCCATATAGTGACGACACCGACACTGCATATTGGACTGGATCATATAATTTAAGAGGTGCAGATTCTCGCGTTCTTTATAATCCATATGCTAATGATGATGCATCCTCAATAGAAAATGTACAAATTGAAGGTATATCATTTCAAATATCATAAATAACTAAAAAACCCATGGCAGATAAGGATTTTGGTGTAAAAAAAATAAATTTAATTAGTTCTTCTGGTTCTTCAAAAGTAACTAGTCCAACTACTTTAAATTTAAATGCACCAACTGTCGCAATCAGCACAGACGTTACAGTTGGTGGGAAAGTTCAGTCAGACATTATTGTAGGAACTGGGTATTCTGTAGGTATTGGTAGCACTCAACCTACAGTAAATCTGGACATTAATGGTGACGCAAGAGTTGGCGTAGACACTTCTAAAGGATTAATCTTGACTGATTCTACGGGAACTCAATATAGAGTCAGTGTAAATACTGATGGAACTATATTTACAGTATCTATCTGATAAATACAAACATAGGAAGACTCTACCAACATGGCAAGGAACAATAGAGAACTATCTCAGTTAGCCGCTTTTATCGGAATTGAGGATCACAGTCAAGAAATTGAGTCGGGTTCTAATTACGAATACGCTCAAGTTGTAGCCATTGGAGCATCCCTCTATGCTGGTACAGATGAAGCTCCAGCAGTTGGAATAGGAACAACAGATATAGTCAGAGCTTTCCAAGTTGCGTCTAGAGACGGATCTCTTTTTTCAAAAGTTCAAAACGCAGAAGGAGTACCACAAGGTGGTGGTGTTGAGTTAGAAGGTGATCTAGTAGTAGGTGGTATAAGTACTATAGGTGGTACTGTTACTATAAATGAAGGAATAAATGATATAGAGTATCAGGATTCATTGGCTCTTAGTATACCATTAAGAGTAGTTGAATTAGGCGGTAATATTGGTATTAACACATTGCTTCAAGGCAGTGTTGGTATTGGAACGACATTAATAGCATTAGATATTAATAGTACAACTATTTCTATTGGAAACAGTGCTGGTGGAAAAATCACTTCTAAACTTCCACTCTTTGTTGATGGTGTTGATACATTTAATCTGGGAGCTGCATCTACAATTGGTGAAGTACAACCAATATTGGAGGTTCAGGGTGGTAAAACAAGTGTTCAAGGTCCAATAGTAATTGGGCCAGGTCTTGCAGGAACTTCAATATCTCAAACCACCGATACGGAAACTGGTTTAATAACAATTAATGGTGATATTGGACTAAGAGGATCAGTTTATCAAGATTTTGGAAATTTTAAAACTCCAGAAATTAGTATTCTTTCCGGTGGTTCCATTTTTATGGAAGCGGACACCACTGTATTGCAATGCAAAAGTTTTAGTGATTTTAGTGAAGGTTATACTGAACTTGGGGCGATAAGTCAGTCAAGTCCATTTATTGCTACTTTCAATTCTAGTATTTACATAAGTAATGGATCTAATCCTTTAGGATTCTCAACTATAGGTGAACAGAATGCTGGCGCTTTACAAGTCGCTGGTGGAGCAATATTTGGACAAGATGTATTTATAGTTGGCCAACTTCAAACAACAGGAATTATTTCTTGTACAGACCTAGAAGTTAGTACTGGAATTGGTGGTCGAACTCAAATCTTCTCACCAACTATTGATATTGGTCAATCTGGAGTACTAGGAGTTTCAACTCATAAAATAAATTTAAACAATCAGATAAACAGTGCTATTATACCATTTGAACCCAATTTCTATAATTTGGGCGATGCTTCATATACATGGAAAACTCTATTTGTAGAAACAATAAACGTAGATAACGTTGCTATTAATACTGAGGCAGTAGTAAATAACCTCAGAATTACTGGAGTATCAACTAATCAAGGAGAGTTTTATCATACTGGACTTGAGGGAACTGCAATATTTTATAATGGTTTAGAAATTCAAAATAATTCAATCCTAGATAATACATTTATACAAACTTTAACAGCTGCTGACGATATCCTAGGAACAGCAACAACTTCTTTAAGAGCACAAGCTATTGATGTTGGTGTTGCCGTAACAGATCAATATTATTCAGTTCTATTAACTGATAGTACTGGAAATAACACTAAAAGATCTGTATTTGTTGACCAACCAGATGCAGCATCTGGTGGTTTAAGATTAAATCCATTTGATCATAGTTTCTTGGTTGATGCTAATTTATATGTTGGTGGTCCAATCACTTCCGATACCATCTACATTGGTATGAATCCCGAAGCTATAACCAATAAAACTTTAGAATTTTATAATGATGGTCCTAATATCATCAAGATGTTTACAAATGACCAAAGATCATTAAGTATTGGATCAACTCTTGGTATAACAACATTTAATACATATGAAACTTGCCTAAGAGGAAGTCTTAAGTTAGGTACTCCTGGTATTGATACAGCGGCGATTAGGTCTGCAAATGGTCTTGAAAACATAACTATCACTGGCAGTGACTTGACGGAATTTTCCGGCAATATTGCGATGGAAGGAAGTGATATAGATGTAAGAAATGGAATACTTCGTCTTGCTAATAACTTCACCACAACGGTAGATGCATTTCAACTTGCTAATCAAATTACAATTGGTTCCACTGCAGGATTTACTTCTTTTAGAAACCCACTTGTAAGATTTGAGGGTGAGGTTAGGATTGATAGTAATACAATTTTAGCATCTGATGGTCAACCAAATATCGTCATGACCGGTGCAGATTTGACTAGATTTGCTGGAGATATTCAAGTCGATGGTTCTGATATCCTAGTTGCTGGTGGTGTAACAAACATCACGATGGTAAATGGTAATAACACTATTTTTGCAGGTGATATTCAAGTTAATGGAAATGAACTTAGAGATTCTAATGGGGAATTATCTATATCTTTTATTGGAGATGGATTAGTTAGTATTGCTTCCACATTAAGGGTTGAAGGAAATTCAATTCAATCTGGTGCGGGTGTAACTAACATAACTCTAGCGACGGGTTATACTCAAATTGAGGCTGATCTTCGCGTTAATGGTGATAGAATTAGGGCATCTGATAATTCCATTAATATTACAATGGATGCAGCAACCAACACAACCGTTGCTGGGGATTTAACAGTTGGAAGTAATAAAATAAATGCAGCAGATGGCGTCGAGTGTGTTGAATTAATAAATGGAACTGGTGCTGTTGGAATTGCATCACACTTAACAGCAAATGGAGATCTATATGTAAGGGGTAGTACAACAAATATCTTATCAGATAGTATTAATCTAAGAGATAAGTTAATTGATATTGGTTTAGGTATTAGTACAGTAACAAATTTTGAATTAGTAGTACCAACTTTAGATGAAAATAAAGATGTAGGATTACTTTTAAATTACTATGATACTACTCCCAAGAAAGCAGCAATTTTCTGGGATGATTCTTTAGGATCTATTGGAATTGCATCAGATGTCTCAGAAACATCTGAAGTATTATCTATTAATTCATATGCAAAAATTGTTACTAAATCAGTAACAATATCAGACTGTGCAGGAACTTCCGACATTATTGAGTGTGAAGGAACGACTAGAACTTTAGCAAATATCACCATCGATGGTGGGGAGTATTAAGGTTACTAAATAAGATAGCACTCAATTTCTATTGGGTATTACGGTATATACCAAACATGTAGAAGATGTCAGATCCCCAAATTCGTTTAAAAAGGTCAACGGTAGCTGGTAAAATTCCAACTACATCACAACTTGCTCTTGGTGAAATAGCTGTAAATGCTTTTGATGGAGAAATATTTTTAAAGCAAGATACAGCAGGAGTTGGAATTGCAACTCGCGTCATTAGAGTTGGCGCTGGAGGATCTTTAGGTAAAACTATTTTTGTATGTAAAGAAGGTAATGATGATAATACTGGTCTAAATGAAAAGGATGCAAAACTAACAATCAAAGCTGCTGCAGAGATAGCAGAAATTTTTGATACTGTTAAAGTTTATCCTGGTGTATATGTTGAAAATAATCCTATTTTACTCGATAAGAACGTATCAGTAGAAGGTTTAGAATTAAGAAACTGTATTGTTTCTCCAGGAAATGCAGATAAAGATTTATTTCATGTAAATGATGGATGTCATCTAACTGACCTTGGATTTACAGGTTCGATGGACGCAGGTTCTGCTGCAGTCGCGTTTAGACCACTTGAAAGCGTAGCATCTGATAGATATTTTGACGCAGCAAGACTTATTCGCGTCAACTCAGATTTTATTGCAAGAGAAGCAGTCGGATTCCTAACCAGTGGATATAGTGGATATGCTGGTGGCCACCTTGAACAAGATGGTGCAAATGCTCTTGAGGCTAACTTAGATTATATTGCTCAAGAAGCAGTTGGTTATATTACAAGTACTGACTATAAAAATCCAGCATTTGTTGTTACCGATGTTGGTGGTGCTGCAGATGATCCACAAAACTGTAGAGATGATATTAAAGATATACTTAAATCAGTTGCATACGACTTAAAGTCTACTGGTAATTTACAATCAGTAGGAGCAGCATTATCATATTTCACAGGTGGAGCTCTTGCTCATGTAACGGGAACAGATACAAATGGTTATAGTATTGCCGATGCTACTGTCGCTGCTATTGATCGCGCTGCTGGTATCTCAACATATGTAATCAACCAGAGACCATGGGCTAGTGTTGGTGCTGGTGGTACTACAAATGTTACTGGATTTACTTACGATAAATTAACTGGTATTGCAACAGTCACTTCTGTTGGTCATGGTGTAACAACTGGTGATATTGTTGAACTAGAAGGAATTGAATTTACCTGTCCTGGAGGCAGCGGAGTTACAACCAGTATTTTCCCAGATGGTTCAAACGGAGAATACTTTACAGTAACAGAATATGTTGGAGTAAATACTTTCAAAACAAATGTTGGTATTTCTTCAATCTCACATGCATACGATACTGGTGGAACAGTAGAGAAGTACGTTAATTATTCTACCAATAAAACTCAAGCAATTGATCCTACAAGAAGAAACAAGAGAATCTTATATGATAATTCAAATAATAAGATCGTTGTAGGAACAGGATGGTGTACTGGTGTAGGTAATAGCATCAGTTATCTTACAGGAATTACATCAAGTGCTATTGGTGCTGGTTCTTCCTCTGGTGTTGTTGGAATTATTACTGGTATCAATCTCGATACATTCCGTTGCTCAAGAGACGTAAGAGATATTCTCAAAGCAGTTTGCTACGATATTACAAGGGGTGGATCTACAAAAGTAGTTGCTGCTGGTAAGACCTACTTTGATGAGTCATTGGCTCAAATTGGTATTTCCTCCTTTGCTGCTGCTACTCTCAGTAAATCTCCATTTGATGAAGTAACACAAACAATCCGTGCAGTCGATTATGCACAAGATATTATTCGTTGCGTAATCAATAACACAACATGGGGTGGAGTTTCTATCGGATACACAACTCCAATTAGTGATATTGATTGGGATACTAATACTGGTCTTGCAACTGTTACAACCAGATTTAATCACGATCTATCTAAAGATGATGGTATTGAAGTTACTGGACTAGGATTTACATGTCTTCCAGGATCTCCTGGAGATGAAACTACAATTCTTACTGCAACTTATGATAGTGTTACTGGTATTACTACGTTTGAAACATCAACGAATCATGAATTAAAGTCTGGTAATGGTATCATAGTTACTTCTACAACTGGTAGTGATTTCAATAATCTGATTGTAGATGATAGTATGTCCTCTACTACATTTACAGCAAGAGTTGGAAATGGACTTGCAGCATCTGCGGGTTTAACTGGAACGATTAAGGTTCAGCGTTACTACACTCCAGAAGTAGGAATTAACTCTGCTGTTTACGATAGAATCACAGGATTTACTACAATTGGATTTACAGACAGTGGTTCTAGTAGTTCAGATAATGATCCGGCATATATTGATAATGATGGTAAAGTTCGTCTTGAGAATTTGGTATTCCAGTGCGACTCTGGTGGTGGTCTTTCGACTCAGTATTTCCCCTCAGGTGCTCTTGGATTTGACTTCCCAGTAGAAAAAGTTGGTGGAGACAGATATCAAGATTCTGCAAACTTAATCGCTGGTAACAAACTAGAAATCACAGATAAGGCTCTTGCGAATATTGCTATTCTTCATCCAGATTTCTTCTATCCTGGAGATAATCAGATTACAACAACATCCAGATATAAGGATGCATATCGTCTAATCCAACAGAACAAAGGTGAAATTGTTGGTGCAGCATATACAAATGCTCAAGTAACATATCCATCAATCGATTCTACTAAGTTCAGAAGAAATCTGAATTACCTAGTAGATGCTGTTTCTACAGATATCTTCACCGGTGGTAATAACTATACCGTTTCTGTTACTAACAAATACTTTGATAATGGAGGTTCTCTGATTGGAGAAGGTGATGATTCTATTGCAGGTGTGACTGAGGAAACAATTATTGCCTTCAATGAAGCAAAATCTTTAATGAAGCAGGCGATTGCTAATCAGTTATCAACAAAAGATACAACAGTTTCTGGTGGTTCTAGTTACTTTGGTGATGGAAGTCCTGCTATTGGTAATAGCGAAACTTACTCTTGTAGTGATGTTCAAGCATCTATCGATACACTTGTAAGCATTTCTACAGAAGCATTTGGTGTTGCTAACTTAAATGTTGTTAATGGTCTTACTATTAACTATGGTAACTTCCCTGCTGGTGAGTTTAAGTGTAGAAGAGATATTGCATATGTTGTTGATTCTATCATAGATGATTTAAGAACAGATGGCAATAAGAACATTAGAGAGACAACTAGAAAGTACTTTGATGCTACTGGGGCACCTATTAGTGGTGGATTGATTGGAGAAGAATCTGAATCTGTAACAGGATTTACATCTATTGGAGAATATGCAAAACTTGCTATCAACAATCTCCTCAATTACAAAGATTACACAATTACCGCAGATCCAGCTGTAGGAATTAATTCCTCTCCTTCTGGTTGTGCCGACATTCGTGCTTCTATTGATAGTCTTGTCGGTATCATAACCACTCATGTTGGTGCAGGAAATCTAAACAACTTCCCAACACTTTCTATCGCAAGTTCTATTACAGTTAATACTGGTATTTCAACATTAGATCATACTTACGTTGGTGGTGGTAGTGCTTTCGTTGGAATCACAACAACCGTATTCCCAGATGGAACATTTGGAAATATCTTTAACGTTGATACGATCGTTGGACCCACAACGTTTACTACAAACTTTGGACCTAGTGATATTTCTCACACATATGCTACAAATACTGGTAACATCCTGAAGTTCCAACCATTTACTAAGAACTCTGGTTATGCTGGCGGACAAATCAAAGATGAGTCTATTCAATATGATCCTAGAGTTAATAGTAACACAAGCCCTGCTGGATGTAAGAACGTTCAGAGTGCTATCGATACTGTTATTGGTATTGTTACCTCTATTGTTGGTGGTGGAATTACTGCAATTCAAGGTCCTGTAAATCCAACTGGTATTACCACAAGATTTGAAGGATTTGATGGTGTAGGTTACAACCCAGCAGAAGGTGAGGATGCCGATCTAAACTTTAGTCCTGGATGTGGACAGATCTTCAAAGGTCCATATGTAAGAAACTGTACAAACTTTATCTTTGATAGCATCGGTCTGAAGATCGATGGATTTGCTGCAGAACCTGGAGATGAGGATGAAATTGGTGTTCAGGGTTCCATGTCGGTTGACTCTTACACGCAGTACAACCAGAGAGGAATTGGTGTATCGATTACAAACGGATCTTATGCTCAGTTGGTGTCTATCTTCACAATTTGCTGCGACGAAGCAATCGTAACATCAAGTGGTGGTCAGTGTGACTTGACTAACTCTAACTCTTCCTTCGGAAGAATTGGTCTTATCTCTAATGGAATTAGTGATGCTACAACTAAGTCTATCTACAGACAGACAGGAAAGGTTGTTAATGCTGCATCCGCTAATGATATTACATTAGAAGTAAGTGGTCTTGGAACACAAAGACCTTATGATGGTCAGGTGTATTATATCGATCAACTTTACTATTCATTAGCAGAAATTTCAATCACTAATGGTGGATCTGGATATAACATTCCAAACGATGCAATCGTTACAATTGAGTCTCCAACAGGACCAAATGGAATTTCTGCACAGGCAATTCCTACAGTTGAAAATGGAGCAGTAACAGCAGTTACTCTTATTAACACTGGTACTCAATATGAGACAAGAACACCAAATGTAAGCATTGCAGCGCCTCCTGGAGGTGGTACACAAGCAACTGCGGAAGTAAGTAAGAGTGATCCTTTATATTATAAAGTTGGTGCTGCAACCTTCCCAAGAGCAGGTATTTCAACTATCACTGCTGTTGCTGGGTTAAATAATGATGTAGGTGCTGGAGCTACTGTTTATCTAAGTCGCCAGAGTTTACAAATTACATCTTCTCACTCGTTTGAATATGTTGGTGCAGGTAATGATATCTTCACCGCAAGGCCTGGTGTTGGTGGTGTAACCATCCAAGAAAACGAGGTTGTTAAAGAAGAAGGTGGTGAAGTTATTTTCACATCTACTGACCAGGCAGGTAACTTTAGAATTGGTGATGGTGTTACCATCAACCAAGCAACTGGAACGATTACAGGTAGAACATACCTTAAATCTCTATTCAACAACGTAACACCATTCATTCTAGCACTAGGAGATTAATTAAATGGCTGCTCAAATTGCGATTAATAATTTTAGAACAATTACTAATACGCCCACAGTATCAGATGTTCAAATTTACACAGCACCAACAGGATATACCTCAGTATTCCTATTGGCTCAAGCAATCAATACTGGAACAGTAACTAGAAGAATTACTTTTAGTTACTATGATAGTACCGACACAACTACAACACCTATCGTCAATTCATTTCCTGTCCCCGCAGGAGATACGGTCAATCTTCTCCCTGGAAAATTAGTTCTAGAAACTGGAGATAAGATTGCTGTTTCTGTAGATGCAGGAACAGATATGAAATTTCTTTCATCAATCCTGGAAACCTCTAACTTCTAATTTATAAAATGGCTAATTACGGTAAATTCCTATCTGGAAGAGAAAGATCTTTTGGAATCGGCATCACTGATTACAGTGAGAATAGTAGAGTATTGGACGTTATTGGTAACGTTTCAATTGGTGGTAGTATCGGCATCGGATCAGATCATGGTACAGATAGAAACAATGATACTCCCACTGCTGATGTAGATACTGGAAACATCAGGATTCATAAAGAATTATTTTCTTATGATGGAACGATGGGTGATAACAATACCATCTTAACATCTTTAGGTGGAACTTCTGTAACTTGGAAAACTCTTGAAGGTATTCAAGATCTTGGTATCACTATCAGAGATGAAGGTGTTCAGGTAGGTTCTAGTAATAGTATACGAGATATAAATTTTGTTGGTAATTTAATAAGCGCAGTTGCTTCTGGTGCTGCTGCTACTATTACGGTTACTGATGTTGCTCCTGGTGGTTCTGATGGACAAATTCAATATAATGATGGAGGAATATTTGGTGGATCTGCAGATCTTATTTTCAATGATTCTACAGGTAGAATAGGAATCGCTTCTGCTACTCCTGATCGTAAGTTAAGCGTTGTTGGTGATGTTGGTGTTGCTGGATCTGGATTCTTTAATAGAGCATATGCTAGTGTAGATACACTAACACCCCTGTTAGACCAGGAACTTGCCACAAAAGCCTATGTGGACAACTTTGCAACTGCTGGTCTTGTGGTTCAGAAAGCTGTATCTGTAGCAACGACAGAAGCACTTGTAGCATATTATGATAACGTAGATACATCACCTAATGGTGTCGGTGGTATCTTATTTGCACAAGTAAATCAAAATATTACTACAGCAGGTGTTGGTGGAACGGGTCTTATTGATAGATTCTTAGATTTAACAGTTTCTGATCGTGTTCTTGTAAAAGATCAAGGTAAACTTGGAGTAGGAAATACATTTGAAAATGGATATTATACCGTTACTAGAGTAGGAAGTGGATCAACATCATGGCAGTTAACTCGTTCTGTTGACTTTGACCAACAAAGTGAAATTGCATCAGGTGCGTTCTCGTTCGTTCTGAACGGTGAGGAGAATGCTGGTGGTGGTTTCGTGTTGATCACTAAAGAACCAGTTTCTATTGGTGTTAGCGCACTGGAATTTACCCAGTTCTCTAGTCCTGGTGAACTACAGGCTGGTAAAGGTTTGTTGAAAACTGGTAACAGATTTGATGTTATAACTTTAGATGCTAGTGCGATTGTTGTTAATGATGATGATATTAATCTCGCTCAGGTAACAACAACTTATGATGATAGAACTGATAGAGATGATAGATTTATTACTGATGTACAAATTGATGAATACGGTAGAGTAACTGGTATCGTTACTACAAATACGGTTTCTCTAGCATCTTCAACTCCAACTACTTATGGTGTTGCTTCTTTCTTCGGAGAGCATTTTGAGATAGATTTCAACTCCACTTCAGGTCATGTTGGTCTTGCAAGTAACTTCACTGGTCCAGTTATGGCCATTGATGGGACGGCTAATCAGGTTGCAGTTACTAGAAATGAAGGAAGAGTTATCGTTGGTCTCCCAGCAGCTATAACTGTTTCTGGTAATGTAACTAGTACTAGTGGACAATTTATAGGAGATGGTTCTCAATTAACAGGAATTATTTCTGGTGTTGAAGTTCAAAAAGATGATGTACAATCAGTTGCAGCAGCAACAGTACTAAATTTTGAAGGAACTGCAATTACTAGTATCGTTTCTGAATCTGCTGGATCTAAAGCAACTGTTACTATTGATGCTGTAGATATTAATGCTATTGGTTCTGCAAACCAAGTGTTATTTAAGAATGGTTCTAACGTTGCAACAACATCGGCAAACTTACAATTTAATGGAACTAACTTAACTTGTGCTGGTACAGTTACTGCAAACTCTGACGAAAGACTTAAGAAGAATATTGAAACTATCAGTGATGCACTTCCTAAAGTAACAAGTCTACGTGGTGTTGAATATGATCATAAAAACACTGGAGACCATTGCTTAGGTTTGATTGCACAAGAAGTTGAGAAGATTGTGCCAGATGTTGTCTACGAAGACGTTGAGGGTATTAAGTCTATTGCATATCAAAATATGGTTGCTCTTTTGGTTGAAGCCGTTAAAGATCAGCAGAAACAGATTGACGAACTAAAGTCTCTACTAAATAACTAAAAAGAGTCTTTTCAATAATGTCTAATATTGATGAAGCAACAAGAATACCTTCAAAGGTCGGCAACCTTATGATGGTTGTTGTGACTTGGAAAGGAAGAACATATGTTTTAAAAATGTTCTTCCCTCAAGCAAAACTTCCTTCAAGAAAAGAAGTTGAAGCACAAATGCAAGGAATTTATCCTGGATCTAAAGTAAAATATACATCTGTTTCTGAGAAAGAACCTGGTGAAACCTTCTTATATGCAGAAGAGATTGAGATTGAAGAGAAAGCAAAGGATTGTTGGGACACCCACAAGAAAGTGGGTATGAAAATGAAAGGTGGTAAATTAGTAAATGATTGCCGTCCAAAGAATGAAGAAACGGAAGTTTCGGAAGGTGCTGCATGGACTAAGAAGTCTGGTAAAAATAAAGAAGGTGGTCTCAATGAAAAAGGACGTAAGTCTTACGAAGCAGAAAATCCTGGTAGTGATCTGAAAGCACCATCTAAAACGAAGGGTAATAAAAGAAGAGCATCATTCTGTGCAAGAATGAAAGGTATGAAGAAGAAATTAACCTCTGCTAAAACTGCTAGAGATCCCGATAGTAGAATTAATAAAAGTTTGAGAGCTTGGAATTGTTGATTGATTTATGAGTGAAATTTATCTTGGTAATCCAAATCTAAAAAAAGCAAATACTAAAATAGAATTTACAGAGGAACAAATTCTTGAGTTCCTCAAATGTAAAGAAGATCCAGTATATTTTGCTAAAAATTATGTGCAAATTGTCTCTCTTGATAAGGGTCTAGTTCCTTTTGAGATGTATCCATTTCAGGAAAAACTGGTAAACAATTTTCATGAAAACAGATTCAATATTTGTAAGATGCCTCGTCAGACTGGTAAGTCTACGACTGTGGTATCTTATCTTCTTCACTACGCAGTCTTTAACGATAGTGTTAATATTGGTATCCTTGCTAACAAGGCAGCAACCGCCAGGGAACTGTTAGGTAGATTACAAACTGCATATGAAAACCTGCCCAAGTGGATGCAACAGGGTATAATAGCATGGAATAAAGGATCTTTGGAGTTAGAAAATGGGAGTAAAATACTGGCAGCTTCTACGTCTGCAAGTGCTGTCCGAGGTATGTCTTTTAACATCCTCTTTCTCGATGAGTTCGCATTTGTCCCAAATCACATTGCTGACTCGTTCTTTGCCTCTGTTTATCCTACTATTACTTCTGGTAAAAGTACCAAAGTAATTATCGTGTCTACACCACATGGTATGAATCATTTCTACCGAATGTGGCATGATGCAGAAAGAAGTAAAAATGATTACATTCCCACAGACGTTCATTGGTCGGAAGTTCCTGGACGTGATGCAAAGTGGAAACAACAAACTATTGCTAACACATCAGAGCAGCAGTTCAAGGTTGAGTTTGAATGTGAGTTTTTAGGATCTATCGATACATTGATAGCTCCGAGTAAATTGCGATCAATGGCTTATGATACTCCTCTAAGGCAAAGTGCAGGATTGGATATTTACGAACTACCAAAAGAAGGGCATGATTATATTGTTACAGTAGACGTTGCTAGAGGTGTTAGTGAAGATTACTCAGCATTTGTGGTTGTAGATATTACAGAGTTTCCCCATAAGATAGTTTCAAAATATAAGAATAATACAATCAAACCTATGTTGTTTCCAAATATAATATGGGAAATAGCAAGAAATTATAATCAAGCATATATTTTATGTGAGGTAAATGATATTGGCGATCAAGTAGCATCATTACTTCACTATGATCTTGAGTATCAAAACGTTCTTATGTGTTCAATGAGAGGACGTGCTGGACAAATTGTTGGTCAAGGATTCAGTGGAAAGAAGACTCAATTGGGAGTCAAAATGTCTAAGACTGTTAAGAAAGTAGGGTCTCTCAATCTTAAAGCATTAATCGAAGAGGATAAATTAATATTTAATGACTATGATATCATATCAGAATTAACTACATTTATTTCAAAGCACAATTCTTTTGAAGCAGAAGAGGGTTGTAATGATGACCTTGCGATGTGTCTTGTGATTTATGCATGGTTGGTTCTTCAAGATTACTTTAAAGAACTAACCGATCAAGATGTTAGAAAGAGAATTTATGAAGAACAGAAAAATCAAATAGAACAGGATATGGCTCCTTTTGGATTTATTGATGATGGATTAGATAACTCCACTTTTATAGATGCTGAAGGAGATAGATGGTCTAATGCGACTAGTGAATATGGTGATATGTCGTATATGTGGGATTATCAGTGATTAGATTGTTAAAATTATTGAGTAATGTAGTTGATCCTAATTGGTGGGCGGAAGTAGTTGGTAAAAAATTTGGTTTATATGATTGGGCTAGCAAACCAAATAAATTTAAAGAATGGAAATTAAAACAACCATTATGGAAACAACTTTTCATTGAAGTCTTGATGCTTACGCTTTTAGCGTTAGCATTTGAACCAGTATTAAATATGTTAGGATATTCGATGCTCCCTTGGAGATGGTTCTAATGGATTTAGATAGTCAAATAAAACTTGGTCATCTTTTATTAACAGACAGAAAGTGTAGAATTTGCGATAAGACTAAGAATCTAATAGAAGACTTTTATAGAACAAGAAAGGACAGAGGAGCAGTTCCATCCTCATGGTCATATGAATGTAAAGACTGTACTATAAAGAGAATTGTTGAAAGTAGAAAAAAACAAACGCCATTTGTTGATTGGTTATATCCAGACTGGTAGTTCACGCGGCATTTCCCCACTGAAAATGCAACTTTTAATAAATATTTCAAGTTAACTGAAACCCTTACAGGAGAAAAACATGGCGACTCCTCAATTATCTCCTGGTGTATTAACCAGGGAAGTGGACCTAACGGTAGGAAGAGCTGAGAATGTTTTAGATAATATTGGCGCTATCGCAGGACCCTTCCCTATTGGTCCCGTGGAAGATCCAACTGATGTGGCCACCGAGCAAGAACTCATCACAGAGTTCGGCAAACCAAGTAATAATAACAACCAGTATGAGTACTGGCTTGCAGCATCATCTTTCCTTTCATACGGCGGCGTACTGAAAGTTGTAAGAACTGATGGCGATAACCTGAAGAACGCATACCGAGGATTTGGTGCTTCAGGTTCTGCACCAAAAGTAAAAAATTACGAAGACTATCAAGATAACCAGTCTGCAGATTCTGTAGATTGGGCATTCGCTGCCAAGAACCCAGGAGAATGGGCAAATGGTATTAAAGTCTGCGTTATCGACGATTTAGCAGACCAAAGACTAACTGTTAATAATGCTAACCTAGATGGTTTTAGCGTTGGAACAGGTATTACTTACACCCTATCAGGTGTAACAGTTCCAAATGCTTCTAATGGTACTACCTCTACATTTGATGGTTTCTTAAAAGGTATCATTACAGGTAAAGATGAATCAAATAAAACCATTGATGTAAAAATTACATCAAGAGTTTCCGTTGGTTCTACAGCAAGCGTAGTTGCAAGATCTCAGACAACAGTTGGTATTCATACTGTTGCAGATTCAGTTATTACTGTTGGATCTACTGCTGGTATATCTACATCTTCTGCTCTCACCGCAGAATTTGGAGATGGAACAGGATTCTTTAGTGTAGTCAGTGTTCTTTCTGGTAACAGAGTAACATTGGGAAGCACAATTGGTAGTAGTGTTGCTGCAGGCGTTGCAGTTACATTCTCTAATCTGATTTCTAATGCAGGTTCGATCACTGCTATTAACTATGCAGAAGGAGTAACAGGATCTGCATTCCCATCTAGTGGAGTAATTTACTCACATTCAAGTGATGGTACATCGTCCGTTCCTTTCAGCATCACAAATGCAGTTGATTGGTATGATCAACAGACACTTGGATTAACAAATTCCACAGTTTTCTGGAAGAACATCGCACCAAAGCCAGTTACAAGTAGACATTCTACTGAAAGATCTGGTAAAGGAGATGCTCTCCACATTGCTGTCTATGATGATGAAGGAAAAGTAACAGGAATTCAAGGAAATCTTCTTGAGAAGCATACTTTCCTCTCTAAGGCTACAGATACAATTTCTGCAGTCAATTCTCCCCTGAAGGTATTCTATAAGGATTATCTCGCAGATAGATCCGAATACATTTTTGCAGGAGCAAATCTCGGTGATGAGAATGATTCCTTTAACGGAACAACAATTACTGCTATTGATTTCCAAACAAATACAACAGGAACTGCTTCAGCAAATACAACTGCACAATGGTCTGGAATCTCTACAGGATCTGGTTCTTGGAACACATTAGCACAAGGAATTTCCTTTAATGCTATTGGTGCTGCAACTTATGATCTTACAGGTGGTCAAGATTATGGTGCATCACAAGGAATGCAAGCAACTCTTAGTGATGTAATTTCTGGATATTCTTTACTAACAAATAAAGATGAAGTAGAGGTTGACTTTGTACTTGGCGGTCCTGGACTTGCACAAGAAGATGAGTCTAGAGCAAAAGCAAACTATCTGATTTCCCTGGTTAACCAGAGAAAGGATTGCATGGCAACAATTTCTCCTCATAAAGCAAATGTTGTTGATGTTGCAAATTCTGATACTGCAACAGATAATGTTATCGCATTCTATTCGTCACTAACATCTTCATCGTATGCTGTATTCGATACTGGATACAAGTACATGTATGATAGATTTAATGATAAGTTCCGTTATGTTCCAACCAACGGAGACGTTGGTGGTTTGATGGTAAGAACTAATCTTATCGCTTATCCATGGTTCTCCCCCGCTGGTCTTCAGAGAGGACAACTTAATAATGCAATCAAACTTGCATTTAATCCATCCAAGGCTCAAAGAGATAGACTCTATCCAAGAAGAATTAACTCCATTGTTAATCAGTCTGGTTCAGGAATTCTGTTGTTCGGTGATAAGACCGCACTTGCTGTTTCTTCCGCATTCGATCGTATCAATGTTCGTCGTCTCTTCCTCACAGTTGAGCAAGCACTGCAAAAAGCAGCAGAGTCACAACTCTTTGAACTTAATGATCAGATCACAAGAGCAAACTTTGTTAATATCGTAGAACCTTATCTCCGCGATATTCAAGCAAAGAGAGGTATTTATGATTATCTGGTTATTTGCGATAAAACAAATAACACTCCAGATGTCATTGATAATAATGAGTTTAGAGCAGACATCTTCCTGAAGCCTGCTAAATCAATCAACTTCGTTACACTTACTTTCGTTGCTACGAGAACAGGTGTAAGTTTTGAAGAAGTTGCTGGTAGAGTTTAATTTATTATAAAAAATAGGAGGAACCCCAAATGTCTACTTTACGCACAATTACTGACTTCAAAACCGCCCTTCAGGGCGGCGGCGCTAGAGCTAATTTATTTGAAGTCGATATTCCAACAATTCCAGCAGTAGCAACTCAAGGTATTGATTGGGATGCAGAAAACTTCCAGTTCCTGTGTAAGGCTGCGGCACTTCCCGCATCCAACGTTGCACCTATCGAAGTTCCCTTCAGAGGTAGAACTCTGAAGGTTGCTGGAGATAGAACATTCGACACCTGGACTGTTACCGTCATCAACGATGAAGACTTCAAACTAAGAAGTGCTTTTGAACAATGGATGAACGGAATCAGCAAACTCGATAACAACACTGGTGCTACAAACCCCTCTTCCTATATGGCAAGAGCAATTGTTCATCAGTTAGGTAGAGGTGCTGATCAAGGTCGCTTCAGTCAAACCAATAGCGATATCGCTGGTGGTTCTGGAGTTACACCACTTAGAACATATCTTTTCAATGATGTTTTCCCAACAAACGTTTCTCAGATTGATCTGAGTTACGATTCGGCAGACACAATTGAAGAGTATACTGTTGAGTTCCAAGTCCAATACTGGACAGCAGGATCTGCACAGGCTAGTGGTGGAGCAACTGATCAAAGTGGCGTTGCTCTCACTTGATAAATAGGTACAGTAATACGATCACTATATTTAAATAATGGCTAAGTTATTTGGTTTCTCAATAGAAGATACTAACCAAAAGCCGCCTAGTGTTCAATCGCCCGTTCCTCAGTCAAATGAGGACGGGTCTGATCACTATCTAACCAGCGGATTTTTTGGTTCTTATGTTGATATTGAAGGAGTATTCAGAACAGAATTTGATCTAATCAAGAGATACAGAGAAATGGCTCTGCATCCCGAAGTTGATAGTGCTATCGAAGATATTGTAAACGAAGCGATTGTCTCAGATTCTAATGACGTTCCCGTTCAAATTGATCTGGACAATTTAAATGCGAGCGATGGTATAAAGACAATAGTAAGACAAGAATTTAAAACAATTTTAGATCTTTTAGATTTTGATAAAAAATCTCACGAAATTTATAGAAATTGGTACGTTGATGGTAGACTATACTACCATAAAGTAATAGATTTAAAAAATCCACAGGATGGAATTCAAGAGTTGAGATATGTTGACGCAATGAAAATGCGTTATATCCGACAACAAAAGAAGCAAGATAAAGCTCAAGCACTCAAGGCATTAAACAGTCCTAGGGATGAACAACAAGTTTTAATGCCTGAGATTGAAGAATATTTTATTTACAATCCAAAAGGAAATTCTTCAGCATCACCTATTGGTAGTAGATCTTCAAATCAATCTGGAATCAAAATTGCAAAAGATGCAATTTCATATTGCACTTCTGGACTAGTAGATAGAAATAAGGGAACTACGCTATCATATCTTCACAAATCAATCAAGTCTCTCAATCAATTGAGAATGATTGAAGATAGTCTTGTTATATACAGACTATCGCGTGCGCCTGAACGTAGAATTTTCTATATTGATGTAGGCAATCTACCTAAGGTAAAAGCAGAACAATATTTGCGTGATGTTATGTCTCGCTATAGAAATAAACTTGTATATGATGCCTCAACAGGGGAAATAAAGGATGAGAAAAAACACATGTCCATGCTTGAGGACTTCTGGCTCCCAAGACGTGAAGGTGGAAGAGGAACAGAAATTACTACTCTCCCCGGAGGACAAAACCTGGGTGAAATTACTGATATTGAATATTTTAAGAAAAAATTGTTTAGATCCCTTAATGTTCCACCCTCAAGAATGGATGGAGAAGGTGGATTTAACCTGGGGAGATCTTCTGAGATCTTAAGAGATGAACTCAAGTTTACTAAGTTTGTCGGACGTTTGAGAAAAAGATTCTCAAATATGTTCAATGATATGCTCAAAACTCAACTTCTTTTGAAGAATGTTGTTACTCCCGAAGATTGGGATGTCATGGAGCAGCATATTCAATATGACTTCCTATATGATAATCACTTCTCTGAACTGAAAGATTCTGAACTTCTTACTGAGAGACTTAATATGGTTGCAACTGCAGAACCATATGTCGGTAAGTATTTCTCCCAGGATTATCTGAGAAGAAAAATTCTTCGTCAAACTGATGAGGAAATTCTTGAACAGAATAAACTTATCGAAAAAGAAATTGCGGCAGGACTTATTCCAGATCCTACTGCTCCGGTTGATCCCGAAACAGGAATGCCTATAGATGATTCTACGAATGGTAATATGGGGGTTGTTCCTGTTGAACCAGAAATAGATGGATCTTCAACCGAGGCACCAGAAATGCCTAAGGGTGGAGAGATATAATATAAATAAATTGTAATCGTAGTACAGAATTATTAACATGGATGAATTAATGGATATGATTGTGAGTGATGAGTCCCCCTCACAGATTACAGATGCTATCAAAGATCTTCTTTTCGCTAAGAGCGCAGAAAAAGTTGATGCATTTAAACCTGTTGTGGCAAATTCTTATGTAGATTCTAAAGAAGATGAAATTTCTTCAGAAGAAGAAAGTGGAGAATGAATAAATAACTCTTATAAGACACTTTTAAGTTCATGTATAGAACATTATTAAATGGATCTGGCGTTGAGGTTGCTCTTAATAGTGCAACTACTCTTAGTAATGCAACCGTTGTTAGAGTAATCAATCTTTCTGGAGCTGATGCGACAGTTAGTATTGCAAAAAGTACAACTGCTGGTTATGCAAGTACTGCTACTGTAACTCTACCAGACGATAGAGTTGAATTTTTTGAGAAAGGTCCTCAAGATATTATTTCAGCATCTGCTGCAACAGTTAAAGGTTTTAAAGTAGGATTTACTGGCTAATCAAATGAAACTAATCAGAGAAGAAATCGAAGAAGTAAAAGTCCTCGTAGAAGGTAAAGGGTCTAAAAAGTCTCTTTACATCGAAGGAGTTTTCCTTCAAGGAAACATCAAAAACCGTAATGGTCGTATGTATCCTATGGAGACTCTTCGTAAAGAGGTTGGTCGTTATATCAAGGAGAATGTTTCTTCTGGTAGAGCACTTGGAGAACTAGGACACCCAGACGGTCCAACCGTAAATCTCGATCGAGTTTCTCATAAAATTGTATCCCTCAAAGAGAATGGATCTAATTTTATTGGTAAAGCAAAGATTCTTTCTACCCCTATGGGAAAAATCGCTGAGGCTCTTCTCAATGATGGTGTAAAACTAGGAGTTTCTTCCCGTGGAATCGGATCAATCTCTAGGCAAGAAGGTATCAACGTGGTTGGTGGAGACTTTATGCTTGCAACTGCTGCCGACATTGTTGCTGATCCTTCTGCTCCTGATGCTTTTGTAGAAGGTATTATGGAAGGTAAAGAATGGGTATGGGAAGGTGGTATTCTTCGCGAAAAAATGGCGCAGGATCTGAGAGCTGAGATTGAAATAGCATCTCGCCAGAGACGCCTACAAGAGCGTAAGATTGAACTGTTTGATCAGTTTATATCAAATCTTTAAAAATATAAATAAATATAGTTAATCTAAATTAAAAGATAAACGGAGAGTCTCAAATGTCTAGTGACAACAATTTACAGGAAATGGAAGCGGGCACTACACAATCCAAAACTGCTGTAAATGCGAATGCTGCTGCAGCGGATCCGATGCCAACGCTATCTAATCCCGGTCCATCTGCATCAGTAGAAGATCTCGGAGGTCCTACCCCCGAGAATTATAAACCTGATGACGATTCCGCAAAGTTAAAAGAGCCTGGCGCAACGCTTGCTCAAGTTAGAAACGTAGTAAACAAAGGTGCTGCTAAGGCAGATCCTATGCCTGCTGGCGTTAAGGAAGAAGAAGAAGTCGAAGGCGAAATTGTCGCAGAAGAAGAAGCAACTGAGGAAGAAGTAGTATCTGAAGAAGAAACTACAGAAGTTGCGGAGGCAGAAGTTGTTGCAGAATACGACATCGAAGAAGATGTAACTGCACTTCTCAATGGCGAAGAACTCTCCGAAGAATTCCAAGAAAAAGCTCGTACAATCTTTGAAACAGCAATCAACTCTAAAGTTGCAGCAATCAAAGAAAGTCTAGAAGCACAATACGAAACAAAATTTGTTTCTGAACTCTCAGAAGCAATTACAGAAACTAAAGAAGAATTAACCACTAGAGTTGATTCTTATCTTGAGTATGTTGCTGAAGAGTGGTTCAATGAGAACCAACTCGCTATCGAAGCAGCACTCAAGACCGAAATGACTGAGAGTTTCATCTCAGGCATGAAGGATCTTTTTGAAACACATTATGTAACTATCCCTGAAGAAAAATATGATGTATTAGAGAGCATGGTAGAAAAACTTGATGACATGGAGACAAAACTCAACGAGCAAATTGAGAAAAATGTTTCCCTAAACTCCCGTCTTTCCGAGTCGGTTGCGGATGGAATCGTAGCTCAAGTCTCTGAAGGTCTAGCACAGACACAGAAAGAGAAACTCGCCACACTTTCCGAAAGTGTTGAGTTTGAAAGTGAAGAACAATATCGTGAAAAATTGGAGACCCTGAAGGAGTCATACTTCTCAGCAAAAACTCCAAAAGCAGCAAAAACTGAATCACTCTCTGAGGGTGTAGAAAGTGGAACTGAGTCCTACTCAAATTCCATGGCTGCATACCTTAAGACACTTTCAGTTATTGCTAACAAAAACTGAATTTAATATTAACTCAAACGTAAACATCACCCTTTAAAGCAAATGTTCCAATCAGAACAGTTGCAGGAAAAGTGGGCACCTCTCCTCAATCACGAGGGACTTGATTCAATCCAAGATTCTCACAAGAGAGCTGTTACCGCAGTCCTGCTCGAAAACCAAGAAAAATTCCTTAGAGAACAGCAATCATTCAGTGATTCTGGTTCTTTCCTATCCGAAGCACCTGTTAACGCAGTTGGCGATGGTGGGTATACCTCCTCAGGCGGTCAAACAGTTGCTGGTTTCGACCCAGTACTGATCTCCTTGATCCGTCGTTCTATGCCTAACCTGGTCGCTTATGACCTGGCTGGCGTACAACCAATGAACGGTCCTACTGGACTCATCTTCGCGATGCGTTCACGCTACGAGACTCAGAACGGTAAAGAGAGCTTCTTCGACGAAGTAGACACCGGATTCTCTGGTCAGTCTTCCGAGTTCGATCTTACTAACGGCAACACTGGTACTTCCGTTGGTATGGGTACAACTGCACAAGCAGGTGGAAACCCAAGTGTACTGAACCCAACTGGTTCTGCAACCGAATCCAACTATAGCGTTGGTCAGGGTATGCGTACCGATGATGCTGAGAACCTCGGCACAGGTAGCGACCACTTCAACCAGATGGCATTCTCGATCGAGAAAGTCACCGTAACCGCCAAGTCCAGAGCTCTGAAAGCTGAGTATTCTTTAGAACTCGCACAAGACCTCAAGGCGATCCACGGTCTGAACGCTGAAGCGGAACTCGCAAATATTCTCTCTTCTGAGATTCTTGCTGAGATCAACCGTGAAGTCATCAGAACAATCTACAAAACCGCTGAGCAAGGCGCAACACAAAACGTTGCAACTGCTGGTGAGTTTGATCTCGACATCGATTCCAACGGACGTTGGAGTGTTGAGAAGTTCAAAGGTCTTCTGTTCCAAATCGAAAGAGATGCGAACCAGATTGCTCAAAGAACTCGTAGAGGAAAGGGCAACGTAATCATGTGCTCCGCTGACGTTGCATCCGCACTTGCAATGGCTGGTGTACTTGACTACACTCCTGCTCTTAACGCTAACTTGAGTGTTGATGACGCTGGTAACACCTTCGCAGGTACTCTGCTTGGTAAGTTCCGCGTATACATCGATCCTTACGCTGCAAACAACGCTGCTAATCAGTACTACGTTGTTGGTTATAAGGGTACTTCCCCTTATGACGCTGGTTTATTCTACTGCCCATACGTTCCCCTACAGATGGTTCGTGCAGTTGGAGAGAACACCTTCCAGCCTAAAATCGGCTTCAAGACTCGCTACGGCATGGTTGCTAACCCCTTCGCACAGGGAAGCACAGTTGGAGCTGGTGCTCTTACCACCAATGCTAACCGCTACTACCGTCGCGTTTCCATCAAAAACCTCATGTGATTTATTGATCACAAGGTTATGCGAGAGGGTCTTCGGACCCTCTTTTTTTATCTAAATAATTAAAAAAAGATGGCAGGATTTTACGATACTCAAATACAGAATAGAAACTTTCTATCTCCAACTGGATTTAGATTTGGTTTAACTAGAGCACCTAGAGTAGCATTCTTTAGCAACAGTGCAAATATCCCAGACATGAATCTAGGAGTTGCAGTTCAACCATCATATCTAAAAGATATTGATGTACCTGGGGATAAATTAGTATTTGGAGATTTTAACTTAAAATTTTTAGTTGATGAAGATCTCAAAAATTATATGGAAATTCAAAACTGGATGAGAGGTCTTGGGTTTCCAGAGAACGTAAAAGAAATTATAGATCTGCAGAATAATGATTCTAGGAGAACTATCATTCCAGAAAAAACTATGGACATATATTCTGATGGTTCTTTAATGGTACTAACAAGTAATAACAATATTAATTTTAAAGTTAATTTTCAAAATATGTTCCCGTCATATTTGTCCACACTAGACTTTGATGCTACTGATACAGATGTACAGTACTTTACAGCAGACGTTACTTTCAAGTATACTTTATATAATATAACTGATGAGAATAACAAGAGGCTATGAGTATTGATCTTGAAAAACTCCAAGAAATGTGGGAAAGAGATTCAAAAATAGATCCAGATAATCTTCATACTGAATCATTAAATATCCCTGTTCTTCATTCAAAATATCATGAACTGTATAATAACATTTCTCTTTTAAGAAAGAAAGCAGAACAACAAAGAAAAAATATTAGACATGAAAGATACGAATATTTTTCAGGCAAAGCAGATCCAGATGTATATGTAGAAAATCCTTTTCCTAAAAAAATTAGAGATAAAGATACTATGCAGAAATATATGGATGCTGACCAAAAATTAGCAAACTCCTCATTAAAGATCGAGTACTATGATACCATTCTTTCATACATTGATAGTATTTTAAAACAAATTTCAAATAGAACTTATCAGATAAAAAATGCTATTGAGTTTATGAAATTTACCGCAGGACTAGGGTAATGGAAGAAGAGCAATGGGAATATGATTATACTGTAAATTTGACTATAAAAGATATTCATCTTCTGCATCATTGTGTTCTTGAACGTATACGATTATGGGAAGGATCTCCATCTAGGCACCCAGCAGAGCAAGAGCATCTTTGGTATTTAAGAGATTCATTATATCGAATGATACTAGAATATAAGTTTGACAATATGTAATAAATACTTGTAGTTGAATGTTATGATGTGACGGATCTTGTTATATCAAAGTCCAATGAAGTATTTCTTAAAATTACCACAGACCCTCATATAGAATATGAGTTAAGAGATCATTTTACATTTGAAGTTCCAAATGCAAAGTTTATGCCTCAGTATAGAGGTAAGAATTGGAATGGAGAAATTCATTTATTCGATATGAGATCGAAAAAAATCTATGTTGGATTATTAGATAAGATAGTTAGTTTTTGTAAGAATTATAATTACACATACAGTTTTGAAGAAAATAAATTTTATGGACTTCCGTTTGAAATAAACGAAGAGATTTCCTACGAAGGCGTGAAAGGATACATGGGATCTATTTGTTCCTTTTCACCTAGGACTTATCAAGTAGAGGGAGTATATGATGCCCTACGACATAATCGAAAGTTATTGATAAGTCCCACTGCGTCAGGAAAAAGTCTGATGATTTACGCAATCGTGCGTTACTATATGGATAAGAAGAAAAAAATTCTTGTAGTTGTTCCGACGACCAGCCTTGTAGAGCAAATAGTCGGTGACTTTCAGGACTATGGTTGGGATGCTGATTCATACTGTCATAAAATATATTCGGGAAAAGAAAAATATAGCGATTTACCTGTAACGGTTACAACTTGGCAATCTATTTATAAATTAGATAGAAATTTCTTTGAAGACTACGAAGTTGTTATAGGAGATGAAGCTCATCAATTTAAATCTAAATCTCTCATTGGTATAATGACCAAACTTGCTGATGCAAAATATCGATTTGGATTTACAGGTACTCTTGATGGAACGCAAACACATAAATGGGTACTGGAGGGAGTGTTTGGTCCATCATATAAAGTAACACAAACAGCAGAACTAATGTCTCAGGGACATCTTGCAACCTTAGATATTAATTGTATTGTGCTAAAACATAATCCACAGAAGTTTGAAGTATTTGAAGATGAAGTACAGTATATCATAAACCATGATAAAAGAAATAACTTTATAAAAAATCTTGCTGTAGATTTAAAAGGTAATACTCTTGTTTTATTTCAACGAGTAGAATCTCATGGAGCAGTATTGCATGACCTAATAAATAGTAATACGGGAGATGATAGAAAGGTATTCTTTATTCATGGTGGTGTACATACATCTGAACGAGAACTTGTAAGGGAAATAACCGAAAAAGAAGATAATGCTATTATTGTCGCTTCTTATGGAACTTTTTCTACTGGTATTAACATTAAGAACCTCCATAATGTTATCTTTGCATCACCCAGTAAGTCACGAATTAGAAATCTTCAATCAATTGGAAGAGTACTTAGAAAAGGAAAAAATAAAACTAAAGCCGTCCTCTACGACATCTCTGATGATTGTACATATGGATCAAGGAAAAACTATACTTTAAATCACTTGATAGAAAGAATTAAAATATACAATGAAGAGGATTTTAATTATGAGATAACAACAATCAACCTTAAGGAATAATTTATGGAAGAAGAATTTTATGCATCAATCAAACTTGTAAGTGGAGAAGAATTATTTGGAATCGTAAATACAATTGAAAAAGATGGAAAATATTTGTTACTAAGTAATCCTGTAATTGTTACTCCTATGTTTTCTCAGAAGAGAGAAGTAAATGGATACAAAGTAGAACCTTGGTTAAAGACATCATCTGATGATATGTTTTTACTTAGTATGGATAAAGTTATTACTATCTCTGAATCTGAAAATGAACAAATCATTATTATCTATGAGACGTTCCTTAAAGACACAAATGATGATCGTGGACAACTAAAACTCTCAGGAAAGATGGGATATGTAGGAAGTATTAATGAAGCAAAGAAACTCTTGGAAAGGCTTTATAAGAAGAGTTAAAGCTAATAAATTACTTATTAACCTCCACAAAGGTAATTGTATCGTTATATGAGAACCTTGTCAAGTTAGGTTTCTAATGTTATAATATCTACATATACAAGATAACAATATGGCTATTACTCCAAACATGACTCCTAGAAAAAAAAGATCAGAACATTACGTTAACAACAAAGAGTTTCTCGCAGCACTCATTGACTATCGAACTAATGTCGAAGTCTCTTACATGAAACTTTATAAAGAAGATCTAACATTATTAGATAAGTCTGAAAGAGCAAAACGATGGGAAGGTAAGCCACCCATTCCAAGATATGTTGGGGAGTGTTTCTTGAAGATTGCAAATCATCTATCATTCAAACCAAACTTCGTCAACTACATGTTCAAAGAGGACATGATCTCTGACGGAATTGAGAACTGTGTTCAGTACATACACAACTTTAACCCAGAGAAATCCCAGAATCCCTTTGCGTATTTCACTCAGATTATTCATTACGCTTTTCTGCGTCGTATTCAAAAAGAAAAACGTCAGTTAGAAGTTAAGAATAAAATTCTTGAGAGAACAGGATTTGAGCAAGTCTTTGAAGACAACTCTCTTGACGGATCTAACTACTCTGATTACAATAGTATCAAAGACGCTATTCATTCTAAATTAAGATATTAGTATGATACTAATAGATCCTGACTTAATTCATCCTGTTGTCTGTGAAGAACTTATCAATATATTTGAAAAAAATCGTCATATTCAACAAAGTTATAATGGATCAATAATAATGAATCTGACTAATATTGAAGGTAATGATTTTATAACTGCAAAAAAAGCAGCAACCATTATTGAAAGATCTTTAAGTCAAACTTTTGGATTAGTCTTCATTGAATATGCACAATTTGTTTTGTGGAGACCTGGAGCTGGTATGGATTTACACTATGATACTGGAAGATCATCTACTGAACTTGTATCAATAACAAATCTAAATGATAATTATGCTGGCGGTGAAACATATATCAAACAAGAAAATATAACAATTGTACCTAAAACTGGAAAGACAATCGCCTTCGATGGAATGAAGTACATGCATCAAGTTAATGATGTCATTTCTAATTGTAGATATACTCTGATAATGTGGTATACTAGAGACATATCACAAGCGATTACCACTGATTTTAATTTGTAATGAAAGTAGCAATTATCACTGATCAGCATTTTGGTGCTCGTAAAAACTCTAAGTTATTTCATGACTATTTCCTGAAGTTCTATAATGACGTGTTCTTTCCTTATTTGGAAGAGCACGGAATTACTACGGTTATTGATATGGGAGACACTTTCGACTCCCGTAAAGGTATTGATTTTTCTGCTCTAGCGTGGGCAAAAAACAATTATTATGATAGACTGAAAGCAATGGGTATACGAGTACACACCATTGTTGGTAATCATACTGCTTATTACAAAAATACAAATGATGTTAATGCAGTAGACCTTTTACTTAGAGAGTATGATAATGTAACAGTTTATTCGGAACCTACTGAAGAAACTGTTGGTGGATTACCCATTCTTTTTATACCATGGATTAATGAAGAAAATGAAGAATCTACTCTCAAATATATTCAAAATACAAGTTGCAACTGCGCGATGGGGCACCTTGAGCTCAAAGGATTTGCTCCTTATAAAGGATTCGTCATGGAGCATGGTTATGCAAGCGAGTTATTTGAGAAGTTCACCCATGTCTTCAGCGGTCACTATCACACTAGATCGAATAATGGACGGGTCTATTACTTGGGAAACCCATACGAAATGTTCTGGAACGATGTTGGTGATCGGAGAGGATTCGCCATCTTTGATACAGAAACTCTTGAACATTTTCATGTAGACAATCCATATAGACTTTTTTACAAAATATACTATGATGATACTCCTTATCAAACTTTTGATGCTCGCGAGTATGAAAACAAACTTATTAAAGTTATTGTAAAAAAGAAAACAGATTCTAAAAAATTTGAAAAGTTTATTGATAAACTTTATGATGCTGGAGTTTCTGATTTAAAAGTAATTGAAAACTTTGACTATAATAATGGGTATCTTGAGAGCGAAGATTCTGAAGTTGAATCTGAGGACACACTATCAATCCTCAATAAACATATTGAAGAATCCGAAATTGATCTGGATAAAACTATGGTCAAGAAAATAATATCTGAGATATATAGAGAAGCTTGTGAACTTGTGTAATGTTTATACTTACAGTAAAGGATCGCGAAGATGATGGAGCTTATTCTGTAGCTAATGAGCGAGGCGTTAAAGTACTGTATATTTTTGAAGAAGAGGATGATGCTACTAGATTTTCTATAATGCTAGAAGATACTAACTATCCTGAAATGAATGTTATGGAAGTCGATGATGAACTTTTACTTTTTACTTGTGATCAAAATGAATATAATTACGCTATAATAACTAAAAATGATCTTGTTATTCCTCCTCTATTAGAAAATGATACTGTTTGAAACTATTCGTTGGAAAAACTTTCTCTCTACTGGAAATCAGTTTACAGAAATAAAATTAGATAAAAACCAGACTACATTAATCATTGGTAATAATGGAGCAGGAAAAAGCACAATTCTTGATGCACTCTGCTTTTCTCTTTTTGGTAAACCTTTCCGTAAAATTAATAAACCTCAACTTATAAACTCTACAAATGAAAAGGATTGTATTGTTGAAATAGAATTTAAAATTGGTAATACTAACTGGAAAATTTGTAGAGGAATCAAACCCGCATTATTTGAGATCTATAGAAACGATACTAAGTTAGATCAATCATCTTCCGCTAATGATCAGCAGAAGTGGCTTGAACAGACTATTTTAAAAATGAACTATAAGTCTTTCACACAGATTGTAATTCTTGGTAGTAGTAACTTTGTCCCTTTCATGCAGTTATCTTCTGCAAACAGGAGAGAAGTTATTGAAGACCTTCTTGATATTAAGATCTTTACCTCAATGAATAATCTTATTAAAGATAAGATTCGTCGGTCAAAGGAAGATATTCGTGTGTATGAACTCAAAAAAGATTCTCTTACTGATAAGTTAAAAATGCAAGAGAATTTTATTGATGAACTGGAGAATCGTGCTAAGCAAAATGTTGTAGATAAAGAAACAAAAATTGGACAACTCCTTGTAGAAGAAAATAATTGGATGGGAGATAATGAATCAAAGAATCGTGAATTGATTGATCTCCAAAAGAAAACCGAAAATTATTCTGGAGCTAAAGAAAAACTTCGTACACTTGGTAATCTAAAAGGTAAGATTTCTAACAAAGTATCAACTATTACTAAGGAACATAAATTTTTTACAGAGCATACGGTATGCCCAACATGTGACCAAGATATTGAAGAGACCTTCAGAATAAATAAAATTGATGAGGCTCAAGATAAAGCAAAAGAATTGCAATCTGGTTATAAACAACTAGAAGAAGCAATTAAAGAAGAAGAAAATCGAGAGCATCATTTCACTAATTTATCGAAGGAGATTACTTCCCTAGCACATGGCATTTCTCAAAACAATATTAAGATCGCTGGATGTCAACGACAAGTCAGGGATCTGGAATCGGAAATTCAAAGAGTTACCGACCAACTTGCAAATAGAACTGCTGAAAATGAAAAACTAGAATCCTTCAAAGAAAAACTTAATATTACCTACGACGAGCTCGCACAAAGAAGAGACTCTAATAGTCATTACGATTTTGCGTATGGACTTTTAAAAGACGGCGGGGTTAAATCTCAAATTATTAAGAAGTATCTACCGCTGATAAATCAGCAAGTAAACCGTTATCTGCAGATGATGGACTTCTACATTAACTTTACTCTAGATGAAGAGTTTAATGAAACCGTCCAGTCTCCTATTCATGAAGACTTCTCCTATAGTTCTTTTAGTGAAGGTGAAAAGCAAAGAATTGATCTTGCACTACTATTCACTTGGAGAGAAGTAGCAAAGTTTAAAAACTCTACAAGTACTAATTTACTAATCATGGATGAGGTATTCGATTCATCTCTTGATGGATTTGGTACAGAAGAATTTCTTAAAATTATTAGATACGTTATCAAAGATTCTAATATCTTTATTATATCTCATAAAGAGTCCTTGCATGATAAATTTCATGAGACTATTCGATTTGAAAAAGTTAAAAACTTCTCATATAAACAATGACAATATTAGTTCCTATGTGTGGACTTCCAAGATCAGGATCTACTCTTTTAATAAATTTAGTTAGTCAGCATCCTGATGTTTATGGATCTCCAGATTCTTTACTATCTACTATGATACTGGGTATGCAAGAAACTCTTAATGGGAATATTAATAATTCTCAGTTCAATTCTGATACTTCATATGATCTTTTTTATAATTTTTGCAGAGACGGTGCTTATTCTTGGATGAACACTTTATCCAATAAAAAATTTTTTTTAGATAAGTGTAGAGCATGGAATGAACTTATAGATATAGTTAAAAATGCTTTTACTGGAACAAAATTTATTATTTGTATAAGAGACTTAAGAGGAGTGTATGGATCTCTTTTAAAGATTGAAAAGAAAACGCCTCTGAGCTATAATGACGAATATCTTTTTGGAGAACAAGATTATGATTATAGAGAAACAAATATTGAAGAGGTAAAAGTTGACGCGGTTTTTTCTAATCAAATGATTAGAAGAAACTTAATTCTTATTAAAGAGTTATTAGATTGTAATAAGTTAGATGAAAATTTTCTTTTTGTTAGGTATGAAGATCTCATAGAAAATCCTTATCGGGAGCTTTCAATCATATATGACTTTATTGGTGCATCTCCCTTTAAAAATAATTTTGAAGATATACAGCAGATACCTTTTCATGATGCTATGTTCTTGCCTTATGGTAGACATAAGATAAATTCAAAATTAGAAAATAGAGATCCTTGGAAATTTAATATATGTCCAACAGCAGAAGATAAAATACTAGGAGAAAATTTTTGGTATTATGAAGAATTTTATCCAGAATTACTTACATCATAATAAATAAATAAAAAATCTATGGAAAATTTCCATCTTGATAATTCTGATTGGTATGATAGATTGATTAATAAAACACTGGACGAGTACCATGACGATACCGAACTGGCAGCACAACTCTGGGAAAAAGCAGAAAAGAAAATTAAAACCTCAGGCACTTCGTCAAGCGAAAGCAAGACTAAGACAGTTTAAAAAGAGTCACATGACCTCGCCCAAAAGGCGGGGTTCTTTTGTATACTACGTTCATACGCATCAAAGCAATGTCTGTTTCTCAGGAAATCAAGTCTCAACTAGCAAAGTTGCTTGCAACTGAGGATCTGGTTGTAGAGCACCGTAAGGTTAACACAGCTCAGTTCAATGTTCATACGCGAGTTTTGACTCTGCCTGTTTGGGATAAGGCATCTGGAGTTGTCTACGATCTCTTGGTCGGTCATGAAGTTGGACATGCCCTATTTACTCCTGATGTAGATTGGAGTATTGATTATAAAATTTCACCTAGTGTTGTAAATATCGTAGAAGATGTCCGTATTGAGAAGTTGATGAAGCGTAAATATCCCGGTCTTTCTAAGACTTTCTATCGTGGATATTCTGAACTTTCTGAAGAAGATTTTTTTGATATTGCGGATGAAAATATTGGTGAGATGAATCTTGCCGATCGAGTAAATCTTTACTACAAGATTGGTAATCATGCTAGTATTCCTTTCAAAGAAGATGAGGTTTCTATTGTACGTGTGATTGGTGATTGTGAAACTTTTTCTGATACGTTGATTGCTGCTGAAAAATTATATAACTTCTGTAAGAAAGAACAAGAGAGCCAAGATGTCTCTTTGAATGGTAATGAAAATTCTTCAGAATCTCAAGATCAAGGAGATTCTACTGATCAAACTCCTTCTGATGAAGGTGAATTTTCTTCTGAAGATTTTTCTGAAGAATCTATGCAGTATGATGAACAAAGTGAAGTTGCCTCTCAAGATTCTGGGATATCTGGTGGAGAAATTTCTGGTGAGATTCAATCTAAGACTGCAGATGCTCTTGAAGAAAATTTACAGGATCTTGTTTCTACAATGGGAGAAGATAATGTCTATGTTGAAATTCCAAAACTAAATTTAAATACTGTAGTTGCTGATGTTCATGAAGTATATGAATATGCGACTAATTGGTTTCAAGATCATATCGATAAATTTAACGAAGATAATAAGGAGTTCTTTGATATTTACAAAGATGAAGATCAAAATTATTTAAAGTTTAAAAAACAGGCACAGAAAGAAGTCAACTACCTTGTAAAAGAGTTTGAGTGTAAGAAAGCAGCAGACTCTTATGCCCGTGCTACCACAGCACGTACAGGTGTCTTAGATACAACTAAACTGCATACCTACAAATACAACGAAGATTTATTCAAAAAGGTCACAACTCTTGCTGATGGTAAGAATCATGGACTGATTTTTGTTATCGACTGGTCTGGATCTATGTCTAAAGTTCTTATGGACACTGTAAAACAATTATACAATCTTGTTTGGTTCTGTAAGAAAGTAAACATTCCTTTTGAAGTTTACGCTTTCACTAATGAATGGCAGAGAAGATCAGATGGTAATCAGTATATGAATCTTCCTCGTCATTTTCAAGCAAAAGAAGGACTCATGAAAGTTTCTTC